TGCCGCGCTACCAAACACCGCCACAGTCGGAACTTGAATATCCTCTTTCCGAGGACATTTACAATCATATCACACATTTTGTCGGGCATACGCGGTAATCTATCGCAATTCTCGACACGATTTTACAAGGAGAGACATATGGATAATAATAATCAATTTTATCAGCAACCACCACAATGGCAACAACCGTTCCCACCGCAACCACAACCGCGACCATACAAGCTAAAAGGCACCGCAGCGCTCGTTTTAGGTATCATAGGTATAGTAACATCATTTATATTTGTCGGCGGTATTCTAGGCATTATAGCGATTGTGCTAGGTGCAACCGGTTCAAGCGCGAACAAAAGATACGGTTATAAGGGTGGAACCGCCACAGCCGGTCTTGTCCTTGGCTCTATTGCAACTGCATTAATGGCAATCACAATAATAATTGCTGTATCAGGTAGCAATACTTCATCTTCAAAAACCGATTTGTCTAAAGATGATTTTGCCGCTACCTGCTCTGAACTCAACTATAAAGATGTTAAGCGCAATCCCGATAAGTATAAAGGACAGAATTTTTACATTGATGTGCAAATATTTGACGTATCAACCTCTTTCGGTACTACCACATACAAAGTGTTCACTAAAGACCCGGAATACGATATTTACGATGGCGATATGTTCTTTGTAACGGATAAGAGAGATACATCTGCTAAAGACTACGAAAAGCTGTTAGAAGAAGATATAATAAGAATATACGGAACTTTCAATGGACTTGTAGATACCACAAATTTCATTGACGGTTCAAGCGGTCAAGAGATAAACCTTGATATGTTCTATGCAGATATTTTATCGAAATAAAAATAAGGCGTGCAGTACATAAGTACCACACGCCTTTTTAATGCCCTTAATCAAGCTGTTTGCCGTTTTTATCGTAGATATGGTAGCCGCTTGACTTGTATCTTTTCCAAGTCTTGTACGCGCTACTCCAAGTGCAATAAGAACCGATTGCGTTCTTCTCGTCTCTGTAAGACTTCCTTACACGGTAAAATCCGTTACCGCTAGTATAATTCGGGTAGCTTGTCAGTGTCAGTGTTTTCTTTTCAACCGTCCTTGCATTCCTGCCCTCTTTACGTCCGTAGTTGCAATAATGCTCATAGTATAACGGAAGATTATCGCCAAACGCATCTCTTAAGTCGGCATAATTCTCTTTGTAGGCAATCACGTTAAATTCCGCGCTTGCCTGCCTTGCTTCTTTCATGCCGTACTGTTTAAAGTGCGCCCAAGCCTTGTCATAATCACTGCCGAAAGTCGCTTTAAGGTCAGCATATTTGTTAAGATAGTATTTCGGGTTGAATACCGGTGAATAATCAAGTCCGTTAAGCTTGTATTCTGCCGTATTAATGCCGGTAATGTCGGCATCAATGTACGGTGTAGGGTCAAGCCATTTATACTTGCTTTCATCGTGTAAACCGTTTGTCGGGATGCCGTTCGGGTACTCTCTGACCTCAAAGTGAAGATGCGCTCCGTAACTTCCGCCGGTATTTCCCGTAAAGCCGATGCGCTGTCCTTTCTTGACAAATTCGCCCTCATTTACATATACCTTTTCAAGGTGCGCGTACAAGGTGCATATTTTGTCATTATGCTTAATCATTACATAATTGCCATATCCCATTCCCTCTTTGTCCGGCACACCGTTTGTACCGGAGAGATAAGCTATAACCTTGATAACCGTACCGTCTGAATGTGCGGTAACGAAATCAAGCTGTGATTTGTATTTTACAAGGTCTATGCCTTGCGCCCACGCATTGCCATTCTTTTTGTTATCGCAATGTGTCTTGTATGTGCAGGTAATCTGATTTACTGCATCTTCTAATACTCTACTACTCATAATTTTTTACCTCCTAAGACAATTTAAGTGTGCCGGTTAATGCCACGCCACAAGCGTCATTGTTGATTGCATTCGTTGAGTTCGGCATTACTAATTGCACATTCACGCCTGATTCTCCGCTTAACGATATTGATTGAGATGTTGGTCTGACATTCGTCTCAGCCGTGGAGCCATAGCAATATTTTCCGCCTTGTCTGACCTTAATGCCCTCGCTTGATGTAAACGACAATGTAGCCTTACTTGCGCCAATAATAAGCCTTGTCGGGAGAAAAAAAGCTACCGTCTGACCGCCACCGGTTATATATCCGCCGGTAGAAAATACGATAGGTATGCTATCGCCTTTTGTCAGATATGCTTTTTCGGTTGTTTCAAAGTAAACACGTCCACCGCCGAATACTGCTCCGCCAGCTGTCAGCTTAGATGTTTCCACACTGCCGTCCCAACCAAGCCTATATACATAGTCATAGTCCGTACCCTCTTTGCCGATATACGAACATATTCCGGTCGGCTGTGCGTTAGAACTCATTCCAAACTTATAGCCACGGCTGTCTGCCTTTGTTCTTAAATAATCAGCACCGATTGTAAATCCGCCGATTGTTCCACTTGTTGAGTAAAGGTTACCTCCTTTATCGACACGGAACGGACAATCTCCGTAATTAGTATGGTCTTTACCGCCGGCCGCAAATACCCATTTTGTGTTTACAGTCGGTCTTTGCATAACTGCTGTTCCGGTTTCAGCATCGCCGGCATAAATCTTGTTTGTTGTTATGCTCCACGAACCGATTTTAGCCGTGATTGCGCTTAAATCATCAACGCTTATTTTGTCTGCCGTGATTGTTCCGGTCGTAATTTTTCCACCGTCAATCGTTGTGGTATTCGCGGAATAGATATTCTCAACTGATATATCATCCGGATTAGGTGACCAATCTGACGGAACATTACCGAATGACATTTTGAATTTGCGGACACTAAGAGTATGACTAGTGTTATTATTTGTTGTGTATACGGCTACTCCATAACGGTACTCATTATATGTTCCCCACGAACCGGATGTCAGTTTATCCAATGTCATTGTAAAACTTAATGTACACCATTTATTATTTTCCCTTGTGCCGGCTAAATACTTTAAATTGTTCCCTGAACCGTCAATATAACAGTTTGTATATATTGCGCGATACCAAGTTTTAAATCCGTCATTTGAGCCATAAACTTCACAAGCTATGAGATAGTTCTTCGGAGTGGTCGCAAGGTCATCTGCTTTTGCGTCAATAGTGATAACCACTTGCTTATCAGATTGTGAATTATCCGTAGCGTCAACATCAGTAATTGTTCGTATTGCATTCCAATTACCATTACCAGTTCGACTTGCGACTGTAAATCCATCATCATCTGTGGACATTGCCCAGTCACCATTTGAAGTAGATATTTTGCCAAAATCCTTTGTTGCGAGAAGTAAATTCCGGTCACCTACGGATAGATTATCTACGGTGTTTTTTATGCCTACAACCACACTGTTTGTGCTGATAGCATTAATAAATGCTTCTTGTGAAGTAATCGTTGAGATTACCGCATTATCAGCAAATATATTTGCAACATCAAGTTCATTTGCGGTTATGCTGTTTGCGACTATCTTATCCGCATTGATTGTACGGTCAGTGAGTACATATCCGTCTAAGCTGTCAACAGTAGTGCTTGTAAGTTTGCCAAGATTATTAAGTGCGTAAAGCAATCCGCTTTCCGAACCTTTGAGAAGTATTCTATCCGCAACAAGTGTTCCTGCGGTTATCTTATTTGCGTTTACCTCTACACTGTCGAGAAAGCCGGTTATATGCCCCTCAACAACTGTTGCGCGGTCAATCAACCCTACCTTGGCAAACAATGTAGCCACATTCGCCGTATCAATATTTGTCAATTCGATATTTGCGTACTTAATATCCGCTTGTTCCGCTGTCATATAGCCTAATTTGGCGGTCGCGGCGGCTATGTTATCCGTTGTTATTGCTTTTGCACTTAACGTGTCAAATTTGCCCGATAGTGCGTTAAGGTTTTCGATTGTTGCATACTTGATGTCTGCCTGCTCTGCGGATATTTTTGTCGCGATAACCTGATTAGCTGTGATGAGTTCCGCTGTCAGCCTTTGCATTTGAGATGTTATCGGACCCGTGGGATTGATTGAATTATTTGTGTCAGATTGTCCGCAGCTCTCAATCGAACATTTAAGACCACCGTCACAATCGTAAACAATGCTTGTAATCGGCGCGGAATACTTTACACCGTCAGATGTTACCTTGACAATATCCCCGACTTCAAGTCGCCAATCGCCGAGACATTCAACCGTAAGCGGTCTATATGTAAAACCGCCTACCTTCTTGTATACGGCATCAAGAACCGCCTGCGTCATAAACGGATTAGATATGTTGATTGCCATAGTACCGCTACCGCTTGTAAGGGTTTTACTGTCATCATCCGTAGCGACCTCACATACTATCTTCTCAACTTTAAAAGCCTTGCTTGTTGTGAACTTTAAGCCATTCTCATAGTATTTAGTTGGACGTATAGTGTAATCAGCATCTTTGTACCACCGGAATTCGAGTTGCCCTTGTGAATTAATGACAGCATTTTTACCCTGCCTTGCCGACAGATAACCCAACATTTCGCGCCTTGTATATCCTTTTGGGGCGGTCGCAATGGTTATTGTCTTATCGTCCATCGTGCTTTCAACAAACGTGATACCGGCTTGTGTGCATATCTCCTTAACGATGTTAATATCTTCGTTCGGATATTTCAGTTTTGACACATACGTCATTTCCATACTGCTGTACATACGGTCATATCCGGTGTAAGATGTTTTCCCCTCTTCCGCTGTGGCAGATGTTATCTTAAATATTCCGATTTGGATATATTCTATGTTGCCATCTGACACCTCTAATCCCTCGAATAAGACCATTTCTCTGTTTTCAAGGTCAATCGTATATTCATAAATAGAAAAAGTAATGCTTGACGATTGTGCGTTGCCTATCGTTAAGTCACTACTTCCATTCTCCGATGCCGTTACCTTTAAGTCCGTAAGCGGTACTGTATATTCTGTTTCGCCTACGGTAAATTTGCCATAGTATCGTGCATAGTCGGTTGTTGCCGCCGCTATGAAATCCGTGCTTGCAGTTCTCATTGAACTACCTCCCGATTATTAATCAATCATAAACTCCAGTGCTTCAATCTCTGATGTCGTGAGCGGTTCCATATCGTCACACTTGACAATATCATCAAAAGTAACCGTCATAATGTCAATGTTGGCATCCACATTGAGTAATTCCGCATATTCCTTTGTAGCTTTCTCTTTGTCTGCATCACTTTCAAAGATGAACTGTCCATTTTCCGATACCGGTTCGCCGTTATCATCCTTTTTTGCGTGCGACTTCATAATCTCAATACGCTGTTCCTGGATGCCTTGCAATTCGCTAAGAAGTGCTTTCTTATTCTTCATAAGCGCGTAATTAATTTTTGCCGGAAGTCGCTTTCCGTCAAGTATTCTAAGTCCGTTTGATACCGATACTACTTCAAATAATTTCATTTCATATTCTCCTATTTCTCTATAATGCTGATTTTGACATCTTTGTAGATTGTCTTGCCGGGCGCATCAAGATAAAGCTGTCCGGCTAAATCTCCGGTATATGCCGTAAAACTGTCTGTTTCGCCCGAATTAAGCTGATATGATACTGTTGCATAAGGTGTTTTAATGTTATTTACGGCTGTCCGTATCGTGTTCAGTTCGGACTGTGATAACGGAACAAAAGCTACTTCAAGTTTTTTCTTTATTGCCTTTATTGTGCCTACCATTGTCGCTTCTGCGTTACGCCCGGTATTTGTGCTCCACACTTTATTCCAACTCGGTGTTAATCCGGATATTTTCGGCATTTTGAGGTTGCCAATCTTAAGCCATTCGCTCATTCTAATCCGCCTTTCGCTTGATTTTTGGGTAAAAAAAGAACACCTACATTTCTGTAAGTGTTCTCTTCTTAAGTTTTTAAACCTTATTTCTTTTGGATTTCATCCAATTTGTGGGAAATCGACTGTAACAACTCCGTCTGCGCTTCAGACTGTTCCTTGATTGCTTTCGTGTATTCGTATACTCGTATAAACAATACAAGTAAAATCAAGAATACCGCCAATGACACGATGTACACCCACCACGGTGTACTAGCTGCGCTCTCCGCAAAATCATATGTTACTGCTAAAATCATTATAACATCCTCCTTGTTTGATTTTGACATATTATACATCAAACAGAAAGGGATGTCAATTAGACCGGAAACGGACTCAATCCCGTGACCGTAGCATATTTTTCCGCGCCTTTTTGAACCACTTTAAATGTTCCCATTTCGTTCGGCTCAAATTCCACGCCTACTTGTACGCTGCTTGATTGTAATGCGCGCGTCATTCCGTTAAATGCGGCACTTTCAATCTCGGCTGATATGTCAACACCAACACTTGATTTTATAGCCTCTGTGGTCACATTTGACGGTGTATAACTTATGTTTGCACTGTTAATCTGCGGTGTAGCCGTATATGTTGTCTGTTTCGCCCAATCGGACATTATCTTTCGGGTACTATCTATTTGGTCTTGAATACCATTATTATATCCCTCAATGGTATAAACACCGTATTCCTCAAACACCTTTGACGGAGAATGTATTCCAAGTGTTTTCTTGAAAGCATTTTTAAAGGAATTAGCGGCAGAAATAATCGTATTTTTTGCTCCGCTAAGCGTTTCATTGTTTTCAAGTCCTTTTTTAAGACCTGCCCATATGTTCTTACCATAAGTAACAAAGCCGTCATAATTGAATGTTTTGCCAAAATAATTACCTATTGTAAGCATTGATGAATGTACAAGCACCGCGGTTTCTCTCAGTTTCTTACCGATATACGAATTTGCCCCAGGTAATGTATTACCCATATTAGCAAATCTCTGACGTGTAGCATTAATGTTGTTGTGCATTGTCTGCATTACGCCGACGGTTGTAGTCTTCATTCCGGATAAGCTTTTATTAATGCTTGCGGTCGCATTCGCTGTCGCGTTAGCCTGATCAGTTGCATTATTAACGTATTCATTCGTATAATAATCTTCATCTGACATAAGCTGCTTATAGGTAGTCTGTAAGTCGGTATACGCGCCGTTTATCTCTTGATAGTTCTGATTAGCTTCAAGCCAAGCCTCTTCCGCACTATCTCTTAACTTCTGTATGCGGATTGCTTCATTGTTGGCTTTTTCCCATTCCTCTTGTGAACCGCTCATAAGAAGTTCATCAGCGCGTTTTTTAGCTTCATTGTACTGTTTATTGTACTCTCTAAGTTCTGCCGCTGTATTCAGCCATTTTTTACGCTTATCCGTATACTCATCTTCCATATCGTTGAGTTTCTTTTGCGTATCATACATATCTTCATATGTTTTAGTGAGTGCTTTTTGGGCGGCTTCGGTTTTGGCTTTCTTTTTAAGCTGTGCTATATAGCTTTTAAGGTTTTTCGCTAAATCCTCGTAGCTTAAGTTTTGGTCATCAAGTATGCTTTGCAATTCCGGTGCCTGATCTACCATAGCATCGTGATACATCTGCATTTTGGCTTGCTCTTCATTTGTAAGCTGTTCTTTTCCGGCAAGTTCAAGATAGCCGTCCGCCAAAGTGTCTAGTGCTTTAAAACTGTATTCTGTCTGGCTGTACTCCTCTAATGTTGCCTTAGAGTTTGACATTATAGTATCAACATAGCTTGTTGTATCTTCAACTAACTTCTTGACACTTTCAGATACACGGTCGGCGTGCAAATATTCAATACGTTCCGTGTATTGCTCCATACCTTTTTGAACATCGCTGTTCATCTTAAGCATTACCGCCGCAAAGGCAGCCGGAATAAGCATTAATGGGCTTTTTAAACCTTGTAAGATTGCATCTCCTGCTACATACCCAAGGTTCTGCGCGCCGGTTGTTGTTGCCGTTGCAAGTGCCGTATTTGAAAACGCCGCTGTAATGCCTATCTTAAGGTTTTTAGCAAGTGTTGCGCCTAATCCGGTAAACTTCATTACCGCAAAAGCCATGATAATTGCTGTTTCAAACGGTGCCGACTCAAACGCTCCGAACCAAAGTTCCGCTAACATCTTCCATATATTGAATTGAAGTTTTAATGCAGATTTTAAAATTTTAGGCCAATTAAGTCCGGCAAGGAAATCTCCGATGTTGTTACCGATTTTGTACCAATTTACTTTCTCAATCGCTTCACTAAAGAAGTCAAATATACCTCTTACAAGCTTCGATACATCTTTACCAAGTGTAAGGTAATCCCCTATTTTGATATCTTCAATCATCTTTTCAAAAGGTGCGGTAAACTTCGATAATTTATCCGCCCACTTTTGTGAGTCATTCTGCATATTCGCAAAGGCTTTGTTCCAAACCTTTTCGTAATCTTCCGTAGCCTTAAGGATTTCGTCCGTAAGGTCAAGCGTGTCTTTGGCACCTGCCGTTTTGTCGCTGCTTGTATCGCTCTGTTCCGTAAGCTTATTGATTTCATCAAAACCCATAAGCTGATTTTGCCACTTTTTAGCGGCCGCGGCTGCATTATCGTAGCTGTCCGCAACATCATCTACAGCGCCGCTTTCCTCTTTGTAACCGCTTTGACCGAAACTTTCAAAGTCAATCTTAATTCCCATAAGGGACGCAATGTTTACTAGCAGTCGCTTAACCGCAATCGTAGCACCGTTGATGACCGGTAAAACTTTTTGAAGCATTGGTATAAACAACTGCCCTAAGACCATACCGGTTTCCTTAAAGTTCGTGCTAAGCTGACGTATCATATTACTTGGCGAATTTATTGTATTAGCTAAATCGCCCCACGATACTTTGCTTTGGTCGAGAATCGCAAGAACTCTTAATTGCTGCTTTTCCATCTGCGACATTTCGCTTATGGATTTTTCGATGCCTAAGTTATAGGCATATGTCTGTAATGTGGCATTCGTTATATCAATGCCGTACTTGTAGAGTCGGTTGTTATCGTAAGGCTTTTTATCCTTACTTCTATACCATTACAGTATAGTCCAGCATAGCTTTTTACCACAGCACTCTGCGTGCTGTATTGCCCGATAGTGTGACCTCTTGGAAGAATTATATTCTATAATATCTCAATTATAGGTTCATCTTCTATGCGTTGCCCCTGTATATCATTTTGCCAATATACTTCGGTTCGGATTGTGGTTGCAAACCATTTCCCCGCTTAATTTCACACTTTTTATCCATAGCCTACTTGGCAATTTCGCTATGGTGGGTACTGTTAGTTGCTTCGCATTGTTTACGCAACTAACAACTCTGCCCTTGATTGACCGATTAAGCCACTTTGTAAGTTCGTTGCTACCGTTGAGTAATCAACATTAAAAAGAGAGCTTATATCGCCTGCAAGCATCGTCATTGACTTTGCTATTGCGGTCGTTGTTTCTCCGCTCTGCCCTAATGAGTTAGTTACCGATGCAAGCTGTGACGCATATTGCGTAACCTCTTGTATGTTCAGTCCAAGGTTTTTCGCACCGCTTTCCACAAGAAGTCCTGCGTCTATATCAACCTTAAGACCGGATAATTTACCTAATTTATCGTTTACGCGCTTTGCGAAACTGTTTGCGTATTCTGTGGCATTGTCATAGCCGTACTTGGCAAATCCATCGCCCCATTCCGAGCCGACCTTATTAAAAGCTACGGTATAATAGTTAAATGCCTCGATGTAATCCGTTGTGCTTTGGATTGCACTGTTTAATTTTTTTACGCCGCGGATAACCCAAAAGAAATTCGCGTACAGCTTACCAAATACCTGCGCAAGGCTCACTGTTTTGGCTTTTGTCGTTGTGGCACTCCTTGATACGTTATCAAGTCCTTTTTGTATTCGGTTTGATGCCGTTCCTGCTTTACTGCCTTGCGCCGCAAGGTTGGCAATCGCATTTGTCATCTGTATAAGATTATTGCTTACTTGCGGTGCCGTTGCCAAGGTTGCCATAAGGTTCTTAATCGCTTGTGCCAACTGCGGAATGTTTGTTATTGCCCTGCCCGATGCAACACCGCCAAGCCTTGATATTGAACTTGTGAGACTGTACAGCCTATTTACATCAAAACTAATAGAGCCTATATCATTCATCTGCCGGACAAAATTCCGTAACTGCGTTGATATTCCCGGTAAATTTGCCGTGGCATTGCTTGATATATTCGTACCAAGCCTTGATACCGTGTATATCAGGTTTGACAGTCCGGTAACATCAAAATTAAGGCTTCCGACAGAGTTCATCCCTTGTATGAATTGCACAAGGTCATCCTTCATACGGAGCAAGTTATCTGTTCCGGCCGTGGACTTCACGCCGCCAAGTTTTGATATTGCGTTTACAAGGCCGGCTATTCCGCTTGCGTCTATACTCTGTGCCGCCGCCATGCCATTTGCAAGGTTATGTAGTGCTGAGGAAATCCCATATATCGAGTTTGTATCGACAGTTGAAAATTTGGTAAGGCTTCGTGCTAAAGAGGTTATTTCGGCTGATTTGCCACCTTTAAAGCCGGTTGCCGCATCTGATACTTGTCTGATACTTGTCGCAATGTTCATCAGCTTGTGCGTATCTACGCCAAGGCTTTGTGACATCTTAAGCATACTATTAGCCAAGCGGTCTATTGCATTGCTCGCCTTAGTCGCTTCAGCTTCGACTTGTATCTTCAAGCGGTCAATGTCGTTATCTGCCATTTCTGCACCTACTTTCTCTGTTTAATTTATAAAAAAATAAAGGGCAGTACGCCGTTAAGCTGTACCGCTCTCGTCTTTCTTTGGATGGTTTAAATCCCAATTTATCTTCATCGTGCGCATCTTAAGCACAAACGCCTTGCGCTGTCGGTCAAGTTCTTCCGGAGATAATATCTCATCCCCATTCTCGTCAATCTCAGGCGGACCTGATTTTTCGCTGTTTGGGCGTTCCGGAAAATCGACTTTCTTTTTGCCGAGAATACCGTTATTTGAGCCAAGGGCAACCATCGGTATTCCGTACTCACGCGACATACTCCACACAAGAGTATCAATGCGCCGCTGTTTCATTTTTTCGCCCTCAATGCACAATGCAAGTTTGGTTGGGTTAAGGTGTTTAAACTCTGTTAAGGATATTCCAAGTGAAAAAGCCATAGGGAAGTATTCTTCCCATATTATTTTGTGGAAGTCGGTTTCTTGTGGTCTTGTGGAGTCTTGACGGCTTTGATTGTTTTCTTCTCTTCCTCCGGCTCCGCTTCCTTGAGCATCGCCGTTATGCCCGCAAGGTCGAAAAAACCGTCAGTTTCCATACATTCTGTCAGCTCCATAAACACATCACGGAATGACAGCTTATTCTCCCTCATATAGTCCTTAAGAAGTGCGTACGCATCCTCTTCCGGCATATCGTGATGTTCAAGCAATCCGGCATAGAAAGCTGATTTAACGATGCCCGGTATGTCGCCTACCATAGATGCCGTTCCGTTAATAATTCCGCTTGCTGTCGGTGTTCCGTCAACGGATATGCCCTCTTCAACCATATATGCACCGCTCTTAACCTTGAACATTTTCTGTACGGTGTTTTTGTGTTCAGCCGCATCAAAGCCAAACTCTAATTTATATTCATTGCCTTTTACAGTAATAATTTTCATTTTTTATACCTTTTACCTTTCCTCCTATGCCTTACACATAGGAAAGGGGCAGTCCGTAGACCGCCCTTTCTGTCAGTTGTTACTCCGTACCGTTAAGGTACTGCGTATAGTCGGCTGTTTCTGTGTCTGTGCCATTCGATACAGCCTTTTTAACCACATTGTCAGTCGAATGGCTAACTATTCCCCCGATGTCGGGGTAACGGCTTCGTCTGTACCAATCATCTCATCCAAGATAAGATTGATTGTCATAATGTTAAGTTCATTCTGTGCCTTGCTTGTAATCGGAAGTTTTGAAGGTGGTGTTGCCACGAAAAACTCCGCTTTAGTGATACCCGGTGTTATCTCCTGGAACCACATTCTCTTGCCACCATCAAGCTTCTTATAAGCGGTAATCAAATCTTCCCACTCTTTAAGTGTGTCATCTGTCTTGTTGACGCCTACTGCTACCGTATCTGTTACGGTATCTCTGCCGGCAATGTTACGCGTCTGTGCATCTTCAAGTGCGGATGCGTCTATCGCTTCCGGTGTAACTGTAATCTCGTCAATCGAATTGATACGGGTTAAAATCTTGAATGCTGTAGGTTTTGTGCCGGCTGTTGTTTCAACGCCGTATGAAAATGTCACACCAAGGGTTGATACTCCTGCTAATGCCATTGTGTTTTACCTCCTAATTTTGTGTAAAAAAATAAGACCTTAAAGGTCTTTTAGGTTAGTGTGTCGTTTGCGCCGATTATTCGTCTGAACCGCGCATCACTTCTGTATATTCCGCCGGACGTCTTAATTTCCGGCATTGCGATCGCTTTGAACCGCATCGTTTTAAAAATATCAGCGATAGCACTCATTACTTCTCTTGCATCGCTGCTATCCTTATTCGTACTTACCTTGACTTGCACTGTCGCTCTGACAGCATTAATTGTCTGTCCGCCAAGGTCTGCTCCCTCTTCCACGGATGACAGAGAGTGTATATACACTGTCGGGAATTGTGGGTTTGACGATGTTTCTTCCTCGTCCGTGACAAACAGTGTCGGATATTTTGCAACAAGCTGTTCTTTCGCTCTTGCTGATACAATCGAATATATTATCTTGTCAAGGTCATACGCCCACTGATTATCACTAGTCATTGCCGAACACCTCTCTTGCTGTGCTTACAATAATCTCTCTAAGTTCGTTTGCCGTATTATACATAAACGGTCTTGACGGCATACCCTCGGTAAAATACCAATTACCGTTATCGCCCGGATAAAACCATCCGTATCTGCCGTCCGTAAGCTGTCTGATTGTCTTACCGCTTGCGTATTGCCAAGTCACACCGTCCGGTAATTTGCCTTTGTATGGACTGCTCTGCCCGACTGTGCCGGTTCCAAACTCAACAAACATTGCGTGGTCTGTTCCGGCTACCACCGCCCATATACCGCCACCGCGAACCGATGATTCATATTCCGAATGAATACTCTCTATCAATTCGCGTTTGAAGATTGCATCAAGGTCTGCTAATTGCACTCTGGCGATTTCTACGCCCTTTTCAGCTAGTTTTTTAGCCAATAGCTGACATTTATATGTCAGAGAATTAGAATAGCTTTTTAAGGCGTTTGCGGCGTTTAAAATGGATTGTTGCGAAAACATATTGACTGTGATTGTTGGCATATTCTACCTCACATTCTTCTGTAGCAAGAACAAGTCCACCGTCAATCCCTCATCCGCTACGCCTTTAACGATGTAATCAGCCGTGGTAACGTCAACAAGGTTGTTTTTATCTCTGCCAACAGCCGATGACTTCCATATGTAATCGCCGGTCTTAATCGGTAACGCGCCTTTATCCGTCACTATCTGTAGATAGCTTGTGCTGTCATCAATGCCAAATTCCTTTATCAAGACTTCTGATAACTTGTTATTAATGCTTGCGCGGAATGTAACCGGGTCAGAATACCCGATTACAGTATCTTTTATGACCGGTATCGGCTTACCGTCTGCGGTTGTGTATTTCGTGTACACGATGTTTCCATCGTTGTCTCTTTCGTATATCTCTACTCTCTCGCCTTGTCGGGAGTATTTCATCGTTTGTTTATTGATTTCAAGCATCGTCTTTCTTTGTGGCCTGCTTGTATACCTGATTTACACCGGTACTTGCCAAACCGGAAACAATTCCGACCGCAATCGCATTCAGCACATCATTCGCCGGAAAGTCCGGTATTACATACATTCCGATTACGCCCAATATACCGCCTACAACTCCTACAATTATTGGAATTGCCTTATCAGGAATTACCTTAATGGCTTTTGCCGCAAGGCCTATAAGATACGCAATTACTACTATTGCAAGTACAGTTCCTACTTGTGTTATATCAATCATAGTTCTATGCCTCCTTCTCTCCGTTTATTCGGATTTCTAACCCATCAAGTCTGTGATGCAAACTTTTTACACTCTCTTCAACCTTGATAATGCGGTCATTATGCGAATTGATTTCTTTCCGCATCTCCGACACTTCATTCTTAATATCCGTAGTGTTTGTCGAGATTGCATCTAATTTCATGTTGATACGCGTATTCTCTTTTACGCGCTCTTCTATATCTTTTGTGTCGGTTCTTTTGCTGTTTCGACACGAAAAGCATATGCTTATAATGCCGAAAATAAAAGAAAGCGTCACTGCTATTATGCTTACTACTGTCGATGCAGTCATAACATACCGCCTTTCTTCGTAAAATGGCACACCGCCCACCACCCTTAAAGTGTGCCGCCTGCAACCTTTACGGTCACGCACAATCTTCTTTTAATGCCCTAAAGGCGTTGTTAAACAACCTATGGTATTTTAGCAAGTGTAATTACGCCCGACATCAGCTTGTTACGTTCAGTCCATTTACGGCTCACGCCATTCTCGGAATATGTTTCCATATATGCCTCTCCGGCTTGCGAATGGTCGTACACAACAAGGTTGACAATAACATCCTCGTAATTCGCCATATCTGCCGCAATCTGCTCTTCTGTGTAACTGCTAGGGTAATTACGCCTTTTTTTTATTTCATTCTCAACCTGCTTAATCAGCTGTTGGATGTACAGATTGTCTTCTTTGCTGTCGAACACAACCACATCTTCTCCGGTTTCATCTTCAATATGAAATTGTTTAAGTCGTATCTTGACTTGCTCTAATATGGTGTATTCGTTCATTGTTTGCTCCTACAATCCTAACTTCTCGATTAACAGTTTCTTGAGTTCGGCTCCCGTAAGTTCTTCCGCATTTTCTACGCCTTGTTTGGCGGCAATAATGCGCAAGTCCGATGTACTTGTGCGGTTGATTTCCGTTTTTGTATATTCGTGTATAGGCTCATTCATATACTGTGTAAAATCTGCGGTTTTTTCCGGTTCATCCAATGCAATAAGCGGTTCTCCTGCTTTATTCCTATCGCTCGCAAGTTCATCAATTCTTGATTGCTTAACATTTATTCCAGGGCGAGGGTATTTATCCCCCACCCTATATAAATAATCAGAGTCTTGTAAATCAATGAACTTATGAATTACTTTGTAACTCACTATTGCTCACTCCTTAAGCTGATACTGTTGTTTCAATCGTAGACTTGATAATTCCGTCTATTCTTTCAGCAAAAAGGACAATTCCGGATACAACCGTATCGGATGCTGTCATATTGCTGTAATCCGGTGTTTCATGAATACCGATAAGTCCGGTCTGATCTGATGTAAAATCGAAAGCTTCTCCAAGGTCGGCACCGTTTACCGGCACATAGTAAAGAACTATGTTGTCCTTTGCGGTTGCATAGATAGTTCCCTTTGGCACCTTGCTGTCGAAAATCACTGTGCCTAATCCGAGGAAGTTTTCAACATAGGTCATACCAAATGCTGTCTGTAATGTTATCTGTGCCTTAGCAAGATAATCAGCAACATCAAGTGGGTTCATAAAATAAACCGCGCTTATTGCATCGTCCTCAAACTTAACTTGTAACTGTCCCCAAGCCTGCGCAAGTGCCGCCTGGAATGAGTCTCCCTTAGCTGTTCCGGTTCCGGTTGCAAGGAATGTGAAGAAGTCACCTCTGATGCCCTTTTGAACATCAAGTAACATTCTGTCGGTTGTCATCTGTACTGCCTGATCGTAGCCGCCATTGATGATTGCTTCTGCGGATGTTGCTTTTCTCCACTTCTTAAGCGTGATTTCGGCATAGGTTACTGCCTCTGTCTGGTACTTAGAGAGCGGAATTGTTTCGCCCTCGGCTACTGTGCCGTCCTCAAGTGTTCCGGTTGCCTTATAAGATTTAAGTGTATAACCGGCCTGCTTTGGAATTTTTCTTGTTACACCAAGTGCTTCAACAAGCTTCTTGATGTTTTCGCCAAATAAATTGACAAATTCTACTTCCCTTGCTCTTACAAGGTCTGCCTTTTTGATTAAATTCGCATCTACTGCCATAATTTACCTCCTGTTTCAGCTGAACAATTCCATGTTCATTGCAATAGCTTTTCTTCGTTCTATTCTGTCTGGAATAGCCATAATCTGCTCTTTAGTCATGCCGGAATACTCTCCACCGACATTAACTCTAGGTCGTGACTTCATCCATTCAGTCTGTGCTTCTGCGACTGCAGCTTTCTTTTCTGCTTCAATAATTGCCGCAATCGCGCTATGGTCTGCGTCCGAAACCGCGTCAATCAGCTTTTCAACAGCCTTTTCAGACACGCTCTTATATGCGTTGACCGCTTTAATATGATTAAGTTCCTTAACGGCTTCCTCATATTTTTCGTTCTGCAAGCGTTCGGCTTCTGCCTTTGCTTCCGCTTCCTGCTCCTCTGTTGTCTGCTTAAGGCGTAACTGTTTCTTGTATTGTGCTGCTTCCGAACTAGCTTTATCGGATGCGCTTTTATACTTTTCTTTTTCTGCTTTTTCACTAGCAAGCTGCGCCATAAGTTCTTCAACCGTAGGTGTTGCCGGTTTTTCAGTCGGTTTTGTGGTTGTTGGTTCTGTCGTTATCTCTGTTACTTTGGTTTCTTCTGCCATAATTTTTACCTCTACTTTCTGCGATTAACGTCTTCTCTGACTTCGTGCGATATTTATTACGCCCTTTCTCTAGGGCATATAAAAAGCTACTAAAGGTCTTGCCCTTAGTAGCCTATTTTTAATTATTTGCTGTTCTGCTCTTATCTATAAGAGGACTGTTCCCGACTTGATCAGATAAGTCTTGCATTGTCCGCCCCGCGTTAGGTTCATCCGCTGATGTTCCATTCTTAAAGCCGGCTCGTTGTATTTGTTCGACTGTATCTTTACTTGCTTCCCATACTTCGTTAGGGTCATCAAATACCGGTATCGCATTGAGTACCTTGCCACCGTCAAATCCGGTATTAACAAGTGTCGCAATGCTGTTTACCTTTGTCGAAAGTTCATAAAGCTTTTGCCTCTTGATATTTACCTCAATATCCGCAAGTGTTATCTGCCTTAACGGACTATCTTGTGGTACATACGGACTTGCTTCTATCGCTGCAAGCACTACTTCCAATTCGTCCATTTTGCAGCTTTCGGTTATCATCTGTAATTTGGTTGCCGCTGCTTCTGCATGGTCCCAACCGCTTGCATTGCTTGCCGCAACACCGGTTATGTTAGATGCGTTATCGTTTGTCAGCGGAACATTGCACTTTTCAAGGATTTTATTACGTCTGTATTGAATATTGTTAAGCATTCCGGTGTAGTCGTAATTGATTGCAAGGCTTTCAACTAACGGTGTTTTGCCGTCTGCGGTTGTATAAGTCTGCATCCATTCTCCTGATTTAGGCTTTCTGACCGTCTCGGTAACGTGTTTTACACCGTCTTTATCTTCTGTCACTTCTTGTATGGTAGGGAACTCTACATCGTTGGTGTGCCATACCGCTTGTGTATTCTGCTCGACATCGTTAGTGAAGTCCGAAATCAGAAGATTAAGGTTATCTAATTCCGATTGTTGATGTTCCCATACGCCCATACGGTCATACGAGCGGAAATATTCAACTATCGGCACTACACCAAGAGGATTTGTCTCTCCGCTCCGTTGTTTATGTCGCCAACCCTCAGGCTTTGTAAAATCTCCGTTTGCGATTTCATTGAGGTTTACTATCTCAAACCGGAAGTCCTTTGAAAAGCAAGTAAAATAATTATTACCACTTTCGCTGTCGTGCCTATATGTAACGCCTAACATTGTTCGTTTATCTGAATAATAGCTTGACTTAATAACAAACGATGTCCTGGGGTCTAATATGTCATATGTAAAGTAAGGCTTGCCCTCTTTCCAATCCATATTCACATCAACGTACACGTTGCATACCGCGTCAACCGTTACATATCGTCCTAATTCCTGCGTTTTGGACTTTATTCTCAACAATTCATACTGCTTATTCAGTTCTGATATTGCATCGGCTATAAATCGCTCTTTACCGTCTCCGTTCTGAACAAGTGTTATAGGGTTGCCCCACGCGAAACCCGTCCAAAAGTCGGATGCCTGATGCGCCACATTGTCTACGCACTCGCAATCAATGTCAGGTCTGTATGTCTTCGGGTTCTTACGAATTATCGGCTGCACTCCTGCGTCATAATCAAGAAGTCCTTGTATTTTGGTTGCATTCTGCGTATGCACCGCATAAGCCTTACGGACTACATCTAATACATTTTTATATGTGATTTCCGGAACATCCGTTGTTATTACAATTCTTCCTGCGTTCTGCATAGCCTTACTACCTCTAACAAAAAGTAACTCCCGAACTTGTTCTGCGTTCCGGGAGCGGTTTTAATAATGTCTTATTGTGTTCTATGTCATATATGACAAGTTTCTTACATTTTTTACACTTAGCAAATGGATTCATAGTAGATTTACCATCATATGTGGTAACTTTGCGCCCACACCGAGGGCAATATATTGTTTTACTTTCCATAATTTTCTCCATGAAAAAAGCACACCGCTTATAAAAGTGATGTGCTTTCTATGTTGTTGCCAAAAGAATAATTTATTTTACAGTTTTTCACGATACGATTATACAACATATTGTAGTGAACTGTCAAGCATTATACTATATTTTGTGTTTTGTTAGCTTTTTCAAATTCTTCTATTGCTCTTTTGTGTAACTTTTTACATCCTCTGTCCGTAATACCTAAAAATTGAGAAATCCGGTGTATACTATATTGCTCAATATATCTCCAATAAATCACTTTTCGGTGTCTATCGCAAGGTATATTCTTTATTTGCGCAATTATGTTGTTTTTTGCGTCAATATACTTATCTATCAATAAGTCCGTTTCACGCTCCATTTCGTCGATTTTGGCGTATGCTGTGCCTATTTTGTCATAGTTCGGTGTTGTCTGAACTCGTTCTCCGGTTTGTATTGCTGATATACTACAAGCCAATTCCTTAAGCTGCGCGATTTCCACGAGCTTGTTGTTAATCATTCGATTAAGCCTGCCTACTTGATTGAGATAGTCTTTGGTCGTCATTCAATACCTCCCTATATCGGACTTGACATAATTACTGTCTTTCGTGTCCTATTGCCTTTTTGCATCCTTAGCGCAAAGTTTGAAAAAACATCCGGTACATCATCTAGCTGTTTTTTCCCGCTGACTGAATACTGCTTTAAAAGTGCCATCATAACACCGTACGGTTCGCTTGGTATGTACTGTGACGGATCCTTAAAGATAACGTGTTGTAAAATCCAATTTGAACATTGGAAAATTCTTGCTTCCTTGTTGGTTTCTGTTGGAATATCAGTAATGTTGCATATCCAACCTTTATCTTCAACTCGCTTATTGACTTCCATTGCCACACGATCACCACCGGCATTTCGTTCAAACTCGCATTCCTGCACCTCATTGTTGACAATTACGTTTGCGGCATTCTCGTATTGCTTTTCGTAATCCGCTGTATTATCGCACACGCAATCCACACAATAGTAATCATCTCCGTATTTCTGTAATACCGGAAGCACAAAATAGTCGGTTCCTTTGCCCTTTGTATCGCATTGTCCGGTAATAATCTCCGGTTCTCCGTGCGGAAGATTAAGGTATCTGCGGATTTTATCGTCCGGAAACAATAATCCCTCACGTTCAACCGGTTCTTGCTTATATAGGCATTTATAAGAGATTTCGTCCATAAGTAACTGTTGGTCGGCAAAAAACTCTTTGGTAAATCCGCCAAACTCAAAATCAAAGTTGCTTTCTCCGGTTACCGGATCTACATCAGGCATTGCAATTATCTTCACACGCGGATTTCCGGCATACTTGTTTTGTATTCTGCCGATGACATCCTGCACCGACCACCTTGTAGCGATATGGATTTCTTTACAAGCCTTGCCGCTTGTATCTTCTATCTTTCTCTGCCTTGCATCTACGGTGTATTTGCTCCACAGCTTATCAAGAATGGTGGGATTTAATGCTTCGTCAATGCCGCCTATCATATCATCAACAAGCAAGAATTTACTTGCGCGGACTTTACCGGCGTTTTTACTGCCTACGGACGTGCATTGCATTGACGGGAATGATTTATACTTGCCTACATTAAACTGCTCCATTTTGGCGTTTGTGGACGTTACAGACAGCCCTGGAAATATCTCGTTCCAAGTGTATTCATCACTGTTTGTCACAATGTCGTATACACCGTCATAATACATTCGTGTAATATCGCCACTGTGCGAATAAAACAATGTAAAATCCATAGGAAACCACCCTATAACGCCCGAATTAAAGAACTTCTCGGTTGTAGTCTTGCCAAAACCCGGAATACCCGATATGCATAATATGTCATATTCGTCATCAATCATTCCTTGCAAGGCTTGTATAAGTCCCATTTTCTCAAAACATTTCTTTCGGGGCATATAGAACCGTTCACGCGGTTCCCTTTTACGTTCCAAGTATTGAAAATAGTCATCGACTTGTTGGTTTTGCGCTCTTATAAGCACCGGTCGGTAGTATTTGTCTATCAGATCGTAATAAGTCTTATTTGCGAAAGCATACTTTTCCAAATCCCATATTGTACCGCCGGTCCTTTCCATGCAGAAACGCTCTATTATGCCCTTAGAGCGGTCTGCCAACCGCAAGCCATACATTATATCGTTTTCGCCATTTACAGCTACTTTTGCGGCTTCTATGTACGCGTCAATGACCTGTTCGTCTATTCCGTTTCGCTCTATGTAGTTTTCATATCCGTTTACTGTGGAAATAAGGCTCTGACTAGCCATAAAGAAAAGCACCTCCGCTTATGCAGAGATGCTTATAGACCTCTCTGCCTATAATTTTTCTAGGGTAGCGCCGCAAACCTCTTATGCGGCGGTAATATATTATTTATTTAATATCAATATCTGGTATTAATCTTTCAGGGTAAAACACCAATTCATAATGGTACTTATCTGTCCCAACCGGTTCTGTTTGCTCCATAACATAACACGTCCAATCGTTAAGATATATATAATCTTTACAATATGTGTTCTCACCTGTTTTGATAGTAACTACAAGCTCATTACTACTGTTGTTGCTAAGACTCATATATCCCTCTGCCTGCAACATAATTGTATCTGTCCTTGCATTTGTAACTGTAATTTTTCGATAGAGATTGAACTCATCTCCATCTTTTGACAGATTGTGATTCACGACATCTGCGGTTCTACAGCCAACCATTCCAAGCGCAATGCAGATTGTCATTCCTAATGCTAAAAGTTTCTTTTTCATGATTTCTTCCTTTCCGCTGATAATCAGCAATTAAATTATTTCTCCACAATTCCGTCAATTATTGCTCTCTCAAGGAGTTCTTCGATACTTCTCCCTCTTCCGCAAATCAGCATTTTATTATGCAATTCAATAAACTGTTGCTTTGTCAAGGGTTTCCAATTTGGGTTATCCCTTTTGCATTTAAAAGTATTCGTGCCGAGACCACATACATATCTTTCGTTCCCATTTGCGTCAATGTAAGGTCCGACACACAAATCGCAACTCTTTATATCCTCGCAAGGCTTTAATTCGCCACTATATCCGCAACATAGCATTGTGTTTTGATATTCCATAATTTCTCGGCTCCTACATTTTCGGAAAATAATAATTATGCCACCCTTTTTCAATCTTCCTTTTATGGCACCATTCTAAATAACATTGTTTTTTGTCTTTACACGACATATTCTTGCTAAACTCGTCCCAGGCAATCTGATTTTGTTTCAGTCTTTTATTTGTAATAGCACTGTCAACAATGTAGTACACGGTCAGAATTAATATCAAAAAGATTGTTGTCACGGCTGCTGTCACAATGAGTATCCACATGATTTCATCTCTCACTTTTCTTATTCTCTAAAATATTTCTTATTTTTCTACACTTGATTGCATTAACATCCTTGCATAAGACTGTTGGGATTGAAAAACCCGGCGGATTGCAAACTTTTTGCTTTTCTCCGCTTACCAATATGTCTTCTCTGTAGCAAGCGCATTTTTTACACGGTTTGAATATGCTCATTTTTTACTCCTTAAAGTAATTTTCCAACGGCTCTTGTTTGTATGTTGGTTTCCATTCCGGTTCATAACAATTTGTGCTACAGTCGGTTTTCTTTATCTTCGTCAATCACTAATATTATTCCATTGACTTCGTTGAGTTCATAATCTCTTGAGCAAAAAATACTTTTTGTTCTTTCTGTATGTTTTTTCCCTTTTTCATACCCATCTACGATTTTAAAGTTTGTTTCTTCGCAAAATTTACACATATCGCCACCTCAAATTCTTGTAAATATATCCAAATCATAGTTATCTCGGATATAATCAACAACATCAGACAGCTTTTCTTTCACATACTCGTCATTCACAATATCAGGATGACAATAAAATGTGCAGCTGTCCTTTTTGCCCTCCGCTTTATATTTCCGGTAATCAAATGTCATTGTAAAAAGCGGTATTCGGGTTAAATTCTTTGTCTTCCTGCGAATATACCAATTTGCCAATCTTTTGAACATATAACTGCCTCCTTTAGCGCAGTGGGTATTCTCCCGACTGAACTACTGTCCGTTGTACAGTTTCTTGCGTGACCAATTCCAACTCTTTTCATATTCGAGTTAAAACTAGCCACACAAGCATTTTAATTATTCAGCAGGGACTACTGTAACGCCTGCTTATTCGGGAGCTACCCGACCGCTTGATGTGGTGAGGATTTGAACCTCCACATGACACTTAAGACGAGTGATCTAAGTTGCAGATTTCAACTCATAAATCTACTGCAATACTGGCTACCCATTTCAGCACACATCAACTCACACATAGATGGTTTTGGGATAATACAGATAACCAACAACTATATTCCCATTTCGTTTATATGTGAAAGCGCAGATGCAAGGAGTCGAACCTTGACGGCATTTCTGCCGGATAGCTTAGCAAGCTACTGTGATACCATTACACCACATCTGCATATTTTGGAACGGCAAGTCCCTACTACTACAATACCTATCTTGCCATTCCAAAAACTAAAACATAATTAAGATTTCTCTTTATTCACCATACATACAGCCATATTCTGCCACTGTGACGACAAGCCCGAGCCTTTAGGAGCGACCTTAAGGCTTCTTGCCGTTTTCAAAGCACACGTGGGATTGATACCCACAAATTTCACGGTTCTTTCGGAATATTATCGTGTTCGCCATTCGATAATTGTTAGAATGAAATCGTGCCATACCGCTACTTTAACGAGTTACTTGTGTTATATTCGGATTTCTCCGGTTTCAAGGCACACTGCTTAATTTGAGATTTTCCGTGATTTGTCCGTGGTCTCTCATTCCACGAACTTCAACGGATTATTCCTACACCGTAGGCGTCTATTATTCACAGCCACAAGTCCTCTGCCCTTGGCTTCTCTATGATGATACACCACGCAAGCATTGTTGACGGTTTCCGTCTCCCTGCCGTACCTCACAGTACAGCAGAAGATATTAGCATACCCGGTATCCCGATTATGCCTATCTCGTTTTCTCGCGTGTCTCGGCAAGGCTGAAAAACCTATCTGCACCGAGATAATCATGTTTTAAGCAAAACGGCCGGAGTCGGACCGACATCAAGGTCAGAAAGGATGAAAAAACCTTTGCTTTGCCAATTAAGCTACGTTTTGCGCCGGTATGCAAACAACCGTACGTCTGCACACCACATACTTTTAAGAGGAGTTATAATATGTCATCCGCCTATCACGGAACGTGGGAAACAAATAAAACCACGGGTTGATTTCCACAATGCCGTTTGTGTGCAGTGGGATACGCACACAAGCAGACATCTTAATGTTCTGTCCGAACAAACCCCGCCGAACCGTCTCTCACGGTTCTTAACAGAATAGTCCTAGCGGAGAAAGGGGGTTCATGATAAATGTGGAATACAGATATATCATGTGGGGAAGAGCCATTCAGCCGTCCATCTGAACCTCTTCCCGAACGGGAGCAATGGGAATCGAACCCATATCCCGGCAGTCAAAGTGCCGTGTCTTGCCATTAAACGATGCCCCTTTATGCCTAACGTATATTCGTAAGTTCTTTAGCCGCCGCAAGCATAATCTTTTCGTATTTCCTGCGGCTGACATTAGCTTTAACAACCTTATCAAGAATGTTACAAGCTCTAACATCATCTGCGTGCTGTTCTGCCAGGTAATCAAATATCTGCAATACCTCACGTTTACTTGCCGGCAAAGTGGTGTCTTTATCAAGAATATCCTTAACGCGGTCTCTATAAGATTTTTGCATTTCTGCCAAACTGCTATACAACATTGAGTTACTCCTTTTTGTTTTTTGGAATATTTTGGGATAGGACTACCGGAAAGCCTTTTTATTTTTGCGGTAGTACGGGAGACTTAGTAGAGCCTTTTGGTGGATCTATCTAACCCCCTCCCCCATAGCGGCTAAATTGTGTACCATTTCCAAACAATTAATACAATTCAACGCATTTATGGTTAAGTATGTCGCAAAATATTTATTTTGTGTCGTTATTAAGGTTTATCGTGTTCGGAAAGCCTTATTTTAAAGGGTTTTTTAAAGGTCTGAATTGTGTCTAAATTGTGTATGGTTTACAACTGCCTATTGTGTCTCATTGTCGGACAATTCCAGGCGTCCGGAGGCGGTCAACTGTGGCAGCTGTGCAGCGGTCAGGCTGTCGCGTCGTGGTCCTTCCTTGATTGCCGGCGCGGTCTCGGTGTAGCCGTAGTTCGCCTTCAAAGCAAAAATGCAACCGATACGGTTTACTTCCTGCGCTCCACGAATCAAGTTATTCTCACATTCTCCAAGCCACCTTTTAACCGCGTTTGCGTGAGAAGTACTTAGTTTCTGCTCTATCTCAGCCTCTGGATAATTTAATCTATAACTTTCTATATCTTTTATTATATTATTATTACTATCATAATATATATAATTTCTTCTTACTTCATTTTTCCATTTATCAATAGTATCTTTATTTAAACCTATTAATAAACTAAACTCTATAACTGTTGGGTATTTATTATACTTGTAACATAATCCGGTATACACATCCCATATATTATTTAATAAATCAATGTCGTCATAGTTTGGTTTATTATATTTAAACCATTTAACATTGATATATTTTATCATACCACTAAACAATGTGGTATTGTCTGTTATAGCTGCCGGGTCCGGAAGGTTATCAACGTATTCATCCGCAAGGCGGCACATATTACTTGCGTAATATTCTGTCCCGTTCTCGGCTTTCTCTGTGTTCCTGCTCGGAATGTAAGTTGTTTTTTTCGGCATCTGTTGGGCCTCCTTCCTGGAAATTAAAAAAACAAACGAAAATAAAATACATCAGGCGACTTATTCCGCTCTGTGTATTCATCAATCGTTTGTTTGTCGTGTGCCGGAATCGCTCCGGCGATCATATGTGTTAAGATATATATATTATTCTTGTTAGCGACTATAACTATATCACATAGATTTTATTTTATCAAGTAAATATAAAAAATTAATGTCGGGAATATTTTTTGATTTTCACTTGACAAAAAAAAGAAAAGGGTTTATTTACGCGCACGCGCGCCCGCTCTCTCATATATAATACGACTGTAAAGGAGTATTATATATATTTTAATATCTAATCTAAATCTAAGTCTTATCTCAGGTTACAATTTGTTACAGTTCTGTAACATTTTGTATACAACTTGTATACAAAATGTAAACAGAATGTAAACAGAACCGCGCAACCCCTTATTTTACGGCATTTTTGAGCAATAAAAAAGAGCGCCCGGAGGCGCTCAATCTTATTTATTTATCCGTTTTTTTACACACAAGGCACACGCTCGGCGTGTCCGGTGTTACGTCCGTTTTCATACAATCAACGGCATAATGTCCGGGGAACTCGTGCATACATGAATTACATTCTCTGGTACCCATGTAACATTCCTCGCGGGTTACTTCTGTAACCTGTTTATATTTTTTCATGTCCTCTTTGTTCATTTATTCCGCCTCCTCTCCGACCTTAACAAAAGCTACTAATCCGCTGTAATAATATATACCATATCTTCCGGAAATTGTGGTTGCTGCCACATCTCCGCAGTCATAATCATATATAATTATATCTTTGCCGCTAATTGTTGTAAAAAATGTCATCATATCATCGTTAAACTCGCGGGCGTTTTCAATGATGCCCACTCTTGTTATGCCGTCGCCGTATCCGTTCGGAACAAGAATAGACATATTATCAACGCCAATTTTAACACTTCCGGCATCGGATGACGTCTTAATTACATTGTCGCCGAACATTTCGCGGACTCTGTACCGGTGATTATTCGGGCGTAATTTCTTGCTGACCTCGGCGTATGCCTGGGTTGTTGTCGACTCAGGGTCTCCAAGGATTTTATTGATAAAGTCCTCCGTATCGACAGCATCGCGTAAATGCTGCATTATTTCATCGCAACCTTTTACCCAATTGTTGAAGATACATTCTTCAACAAATGCTGCCTCCGACTGTGCAATATTGAATTTCAATTCCTCTTTTGTCGTAACTTTTTACCCTTGCGCTACAAGGTAGCGCCCTTTCTTTATTTGGTATATTCATTATAGCGCGGTTGCGCTATGCTGTCAATACCTTATTTTAAATTTTTAAAAATATTTGATTTTTTCGTCATCCGTCGGGATGACTTCCAAGATGTCGCCCGGCTGACATCTTAATAATAAACAAATCCGGTTGATTATCTCAGGCGTTACCATTTCGCCAGATCTGATTAGTGCCGCTGTTCTACTTGACAATGTTCTGTTCTTCAGTAACTGCGATTGAGAATATCCGCGCGCCTTGAGTGCTGCGAATATATCTATCTTATATTTCATCATATTATTATGTACCTCCATTCTAGAGCCGATCCGATCCGGTTAAAATTCTTAAATCTACTATATATTATTATAGCGCAAAATGTCAAGATAAATTTTTTTAAAAAATATTTGCATAAGCTATTGACAATATAGCTTATGTGCGCTATAATCAAGCCATCAAATAAGAAAGGGCAGCCGCAAAGCTGCAAAGGTAAAATAAAATGGAAAGATTATCACACAAGGGAATTTGTAAAATGGGCGAAATGATGGGCGGCATTAAATTAGATTGTAACATTTACACGTTTGAAAATGCAGAGCACTATATTTCACAGTTGAAGCCATTCGACGAGAAAAGCGGCGTTTGTTGTCACAAAGTCAACGAAATCATAGAAAAAATCAAAAAAGATTTCCCAACTGCTAAAGGATGCCGGATCGATTCTGAATACTACGCCGCCGGGTTCGTGCTTGTAACACTTGGAAACCGTATCGCTGAGTTAGAAACTGAATGCGAATTTGTCCACATAGAATATTAAGGCAAGCCGGGCGACTATTGTCCGGGGTTCAACTCCCCGGATTGCTTTTAACCCAGTTATGGGGTACAATAAAATAAAAAAAGGAGGTCAACAGATATGAAAAAAGTTGACATTGAGGTTTTGAAAAAATTAAACTATGAGGACGGTAAGAAGCTTTTGATAGCGGCCGGCTATGACGGCGGCGATCAAGTAACCGATGTTTCCGCCGGCTTGGCGGATTTCGTCCGTGATGAATATTGGAGACTGTTTGACGAGGACGCCGACGAAATCGCCGACGTCATCACATGGACGGAGTATTTTAATATTATAAAATATAATCCGGGCGACCTTAACGACGAGGAAATAGTCCGCGCCGGTTGGGAGCATCCGGAATATGATTATTAATTGCCGTCCTGGCGGATTTTGCCCCGGTTCAATTCCGGGGCGCGGTGTTACCGCCCAATGTGGACGGATAAATTAATATTGCAGGAGGTAACAAATATGGAGTTGCAATGGTATCACGGCCGCGAGGTCACGGAGCAGGAAAGGAAAGCAATTACGGAGGCACTCGGAAATTTTGCGTACGTCCTCAACGACGAGGACATGCAAAGATGGATAGACGATAGCACTATTACGTTGAACGGATGCCGAAACGGTCGGGATTGCGTGTGGATAATTACTGACAATTACGAATGCGCGGTGTACGTTGACAGTTTAACCGAATTAAGCGATAACGAGGTTGACGAACAATTGTTATAAGAGGGCATCCGCGCCCTCTTTTTCCGTGCCGGTCTCCCCCGGCGGAAATTAAATATTGACTTGTGGTTTTGGCCGGCTTATAATTGATTTAATTGTACCGTTTTGCGCTTTTGCACCGGTTAGCCTATCGGTTAATTGTGCCATTTTCGCGGACAATTTAGCGCGGCAAATTCTGCCATTGCGCACCGGATCAGATGAACGCCGGCAGCATTCCGACAGCGTGCGCCCTGCTCCTGCCGAGTAGTAGGACCCGTGTACCCGAAATCTGAAATTGTTCAGAACCGTCAAAAAAATTTTCGGAAATTTCACACAAAAATGGGAAAATGTTGAAAACGGTTTTTCGGGTGCTATATAGAAAGGTAGGGGGGTATCAAAAAAGTTGACCCGAAATTTTTTCAAAAAATTTTAAATTTTACGGAGGATATATATGCCATTAATAAATCATCAAGGGGAGAGGATTTCCTACGAATGCGAAGATTTAATCAAGGAATTAGAGGATGACATTGCTGAATTTGGTGGCGATATGATAGTAGATGTCGTTACTATGAGAGCAAAAGGTGTGACGCTTTACATTGATTACAATTTTGTTGAAGAGGGGAAACCGCCATTTGAATTGAGAGAATATGAGAGCCACAAATTAATGAAAGCATCTATGCTGTTGGCTTTGCTGAAAATGGAAAATTCTATATGTTAAAAGGGATATGACTTTTGTCATATCCCTTATTTTTTACTCTATAAATACTATCGGTGCATCGCCATCAAATAATTTGCTGTCTATCTTCTGCCCTTTGTCCGCCCAAAGGCATCGCACCTTTTCAAAACGCCTGCGTTCTTTTACAATGGTGTATCGGTTATTCAATAAATAAACCGTACCGAGACAATTACGTCCGAATTTTCCTACCGGTATGTACGCCGGCTCTGATAATTCTCCGGTTCGCGGTTCGTCATACTCCGTTAAGTCGATTATCTCAACACTTTGTATGTCACATAAATCGCCGTATTCGCCCAATGACGGATAAATCGGTGGATTAGTTAATGCTTTGTATATTGCATTCAAATCCTCATCATCAGCCTTGATGTAAATTGTCAGATTAAGGTCAGCAAGCATTGCATGATTTTTTATAGCTCCTACCCAACCGGTATGTGAGCCATTTTCGTCATCCGTAATTACATCCCATCGCTTTTTTGCGTCCGCATTTACCGTTTTAAAATGATAACCGCCTTGCCATTCGCGTCTGACCTCGGTGTTCATAATTCCCTTGCCGGAAATAAAGAAGTCTAAAGGGTGATAGGATGTCCACTGGCATAAATTGTGTATCAGGCCACATACTGTACTGAATGGCGGTAAGGGGTAGCAATCTGCTCCGCACGGTGCCATATGGTCTCTGAAATGTGCCATTTGTTGGAATGTCTTTAATTTTACCACTTTCATATATATTCGTACCTCCGAAAAGTAATAAAAGCCATAGATAGCCTATGACTTTTCCATAATGTGTCTATTTATTATATGTTTTAAGTAAATCTTTACATTCCACAATGGATACTATTAATATTTGCTATTATAATACAGTGCAATCTGCTATTTGTCAACACTATTTTTTATCCGCCGTGGATATAATGAGCGCTTTTGCTCCGTATTCAGATTTCCCGATTTCTTCACGAATTTTGTTTTCAGTGATTTCTGGATTAGTTTTCTGCACTCTTTCATAAAGTGCCTTAAGGTCAATCATAATGCCCTCCTTAGTACATTTCTCATAATTTCATCAGCCATATATACAATCTGTCTGCCATACAGCGACATAAAGTCGGCGACTATTTCCTCGGTCTTGATGTCGAGAAAATATCCGTACTCAAAAGCATATGCGTGTGTGAGTTCGTGGCACAAAACTTTATCAAACATACAGTCAGGCAATCCTTGCTTAATGTATATTGTTTTCACATTGTTGTCCGTCACGCCCAAAGTGTATACACCGTCACTGCGGATTAATAATTTATTATGCCCGTCTACGGCTTGTATTCGCCATAATGAGCCGTTTATCTCAATTACCATATATTTCCTCCAACATCATACAAACCGCCGTGATAACGTCAATATGCGCGTTACCACGGCATTGTAGTTACATCTTTGTGACTAATGTTGACAGTTTAGATTTTGCCAAAGCTTTCTCTTCTGCTGTCATACCGTCAATCATATCTGTAATGTCTCCGGCAAGTTCCTTGATATACTCATCAAGTGCTTTCATCTTGTGCTCTTTATCTTCCTTTGTGTTCTCACGGTGCATATCCCTCGTTTCGGTGTAATGTCTCTTTGCCGTGTCGTATCGGCTTTCGGTTCTTCCGCTATCCATTGTTGCCGGCTCTGTAAAGTACATTCTGCCATAGGATTTATCCATATCGCGGTACATCTCCGGTGTCATATGCCAATAAGGCGGTTCTTCATAACCGTGTCTGCCGACATATGTTCCTTTGCCCTTTGGCGCAAATCTTCCGGTTGTTTTATAGCGGTAATCGTCATAGAAATGTCTGCCGCTGTCTTCTTCCATTTCCTCTGTAAGGACACGGTAGTACATAGCTTCAGCAAGGTCTTTGAGCATATCTGTAACTTTACCCATTTCGTCCGCGTCAATGTGCTCTGTTCCCTTGTCAAGTTCAGCTTTAGCGCACTCTGAAAGTTTTTCTATCATATCGTGCATTCTTGATACGTCCATACTGCCACCTCCTAACCTACGCGATTAACCGTGATGTTGGCATTTGCAACACTGATCGCCTGCGTTGAAGCGTTCTTAACAGACACCTGCTCACAACATCCGCAAGGGAGCCATACATCCGTTGCCATAGCGACATTGTTAAACTCTGCTACTGCCGCCGGAGTAGAAATCGCAAGTGTTGACAAGTCCGGTTCTCCGTTTATTGCAATCGCAAGAGAGATTGCCCCGGCCGTTCCACCGGTAGGCACCGCGATATTGCCGGAAAACTCTACTCTGTACTTTGCACGACAGCTGTTAGTCGCACCTTTAACCTGTATCTGACCGCTGCCGGCTCTATGTGTAATACAACCTCTGTTGCAGCTAGATGTTGTGTCTGTGAATAAGACATTACTGTTTGCCGCTACAGTCTGTGCGGCAACTGTTGAAAATTCTGCCATAATTTTACCTCCAAAAAAATTAAGGGCAAACATTATAGTCTGCCCTTTATCTTCCCGACATTTGTGTCGGGAACATCAAGTAATACTGCGTAAGCAGACATAATCGAGTTGAACTCAATTAAGATACTCAATTATTCTGTTGCTAACATCCACATCCGGTATTGCATCCACATCCGTAAGCATAAGCGTTAGGATTAGGAACAACATATGCCGGAATAGCCTGAGGATTAACTGCGTTGATAATCTGACTTGCCTGTGCGTTCATAGCCGTAGTCAGAAGTGCGTTCTGTCTATCCTGTGATGCGGCAAGCCTTAAGCTGTTGTTTTCTGCCTGCAATGTGGCTATCTTGTCCTGGCATAAGTAGTCAAGGATTGCCCTTGTGCCTGCGTTCTGCGTGTCGATAATATCCCTTGTGTTGCTGTTCATTGTGTTCTGCAATGCGCAAGTGTTGGTTGCCATATTGTAGTTGACATTCTGAATGGCCTCACGGGTTTCACAGCAGCAATTTGCAAGCTGTGACTGTAAAGCATTGGTATTCTGCATATTAGCGACCGTATCGGCGTTAATAGCCTGCTGAATACCGTATCCGGTCTGCATAATGTTTGTGTTTATGCCGTTAAAACCGGTCAGCATACTGTTGTTTGCAGCATAAAAGCCGTCACATAAGCCGTTAGTTATGCCGTCAAGTTTGCTGATAACCGCGGAATTGTCAAAACCGCGCTGAATTTCTGCTCCTAATCCGTTGCCGCCATTGCCACCGAAACCGCCGAAGCCATTGCCCCAACCGCCAAAGATAGCAAATATTACGACTATGAACCAGAGCCATCCGCCGTCAGTCCATCCGCCGTTGCCGTTGTTACCGTCAATATTGGCGACCAAAGGTACGGATGCACAATTTGAATTAAACATAATTTTTACCTCCGAAAAAATTTATATACTTAACCTTGCAAGAATTAGTATCAAAATGATGTCACTGATTGCCAAATTTACCCTTTACCTGATTAAATACCTCGTCCGCGTTCAGGCCTTTTTCTTTGCATAAGTTCCGCGCCATTTGTTCTACGCCTTTCATATTTCCGCTTTGTACCATCCCTAAAGCATTCTTCATGATAGGATTACTCATCATCTGATTATTCCCCATCATCTGCTGTATGAACTGTTTCGGGCCAGCTTTCATCATCTGAAAAATGTTAATTGGGTTCATTCTTCCTCACCGCCTTTGCTTTGAGTTCTTGAATTTTTCCTTTGAGCTGCTAAAGATTTATCAAACCTATCTTCTAATTGCCCGATTTTCTCCGAGAGTTCATTAAACTTATTCAGAAATAGGTCTGTGCTTTCGTCTGATAGGGTAAATTTAAGTTTTTCCGTGTTTGCCGTAGAATTTACCGTGTCAATACTTTTTGTGTCTATATGGGGCGTATACACGATTGTCTTAATCGTTCCGTCTGCATTCCATCCTTTGACGTAAATTTCCGATAAATCCTGCTTTGGGAAAAATGCCATTGAACCGTCCATAGGCACCTCATTGGCATTAATGTTGTCAAGGCTCTGTACAACCCTGCCGTTAATACCTATTGTCTGCGGTGCTACCGACATCTGCGCCGGCACCATCTGTTCCGGCTGTGCCTGATACCTTTGCATATTCGACATAGATGCGTATTGATATGGGTTATACTGCGGTACATAGCTGTTAATCTGCTGCTGATAAGGATTGTTTATCATCTTCTGCCTCCTCACTTAAAACCTCTTCTATCGCGTGAATTACGGATGACTGTGTTTGCAAGTCCAACCGTTGCAATTCTTTCCGTGCGAAAATCTTCTCTAAAATTTCATCTGAAAACATAGATTGCCGTCCTCCTTATGCTTAAATTTTGGCATAAAAAAAGCCGCTTAACGCGACACATAAGCGACACAAAAGCGACATCAAGTTCAGATATTCAATTTTCGAGTGTTAAAAAATGCGATAAATACGGCGTTTGCACTAACTATATGCTATTGGCACGGCGTATAGTTACTGCTAAAAATTCTTCAACTGAATTTCAATGTTGTCATTGACAATAACAATTTTAGATATTATAGTTTTAAGTATCTTATTTTTGGTTTGCTTGTCGATTTTGTCCCAAACGTCGGCAAGCTTTTTTATATTGTCATAAACAAATTCTTTTTTCTGCGTGTTCTTTGCCGCCTTGCTTTCCTCTTCAATCGCGGCGGTAATACGTTTCACTTCCTCTTCTGACTGCTTAATCAACTCAATTACAGTGTCATTGCCCTCGGCATAAAGGATATACAGTCGTTTTAATTTGTTTTTTTCGCGGCTTAATTGTGACTGCATTATCTGTAATTTCGTTTCCTTTTCTTTTGGCTTGTATTTCGACAGATTGACGGATATTTCAAGCATCTGTTTCTCTACCTGCTTTTCGATGTCTGACGCCCACTGCGGTTTGCTGTCGCAATCGTGGTTATAATTTGGAAGATAATCAAGGTCTATGTTCTTTGAACAACAATATATCTTTCTTGGGGAGTCCTCTTTTTGTCCCCACTTCTGATAGCGCATCGCACAACCGCATACACCGCAATAGCACAACCCGGTTAAAAGGTTAGTAGGGTGTGCAATCCAACTCTTAGCATCGTGCCTTGACTTTCTGATCTCCTGCGCAAGTTCGTAGCGTTCAATGTCAAATATCGGTTCGTGTTTGCCTTGATACACCTTGCCTTTGTACGGTATCATTCCGATGTTTACTACACTTGTCAAGATTTTCCGCGCAACCGGTTCACCGCTGTAATGACAAATTCTAGCGATACGACCGTCAGAATACCCATTGATATACAATTCAAGTGCATTCCTTGCCGTTTCGGCGCGCTCCGGAATTGGTACTAAAATACCCAATTCTTTGTCATACGAATAGCAGAATGGCAAATTACCACCGCCCATCCAAAAACCTCTCTTGACACGTTCCAACATTCCACCGCGCATACGGAGCATCATTGTATTTCGGTCGTACTCCGCTACGGCTGCCATAACCTGAGTTTGGAATTTATCCTGCGGTGTTTCATATCTGGCGAAATCGTGAACGCTTTCTACACAAATTCCCTTTGGTGTAAAGATTTTTTCAATCATATACAGTGCATCCACGGTATCACGCGCAAGTCTGTCTAGCTTGTAGACAACAATAACGTCGATTTTAGCCATATCAGATATAAGTCTTTGAAGTTCAACACGTTTTGACATTTCCATTCCGGATAATCCGGCATCGACATAATACTCCTTGATAATCAATTGATGTTTACGGCAATATTCGTCAATGTCACGCTTTTGGCTTTCAAGCCCGTAGCCTTCCTCCGCTTGTCTTTCTGTAGAAACTCTTATATAAGCAACACATTCCATAGTTTATAATCTCCTTTCTAAAAAGAATGTGCCGCATTTATCGCATTTACGGCACATTCTACACTTAAGTTACGGTTTTGTCAACCGCCGACAGCTTCCGCGATGATTTTCAAAATCTGTTCGGGAAGAACAACATCCGCCGGCTTGACATCTTTACCGTCAATAGTAATCTTTACCATTTCTTTCTACCTCAATTTTATTAATTTTAGATTTTATGTTGTAAATCTTTCTATCAATCGTACGCCGGCAAACGTGCATCGCCATTGCTACTTCTTCAATGCTTTTGCCTTTCCCAAGTAACTTAAGAATTTCTTCTTCATCTTCTGTAAGGTTCGCGCTCTCAATAATAATGTCAAGTTCCGACTTGATAAACCTTGAGAACTTCATTCAATCTCCTATTCTGCGCGCTTTGGCAGTTCTACCGTGTTCTCGCGCTTTTCATAATTGATGCAAGGCTCGCTGTTTTCCTTGCCCTGGCACATCAAAAAGTGCGTACACGATATACATTCACGGTCTTTCATTCTAATCTCCTTCATACGGTTCAATTGTGCAGCTTTCTATTGCAAGCGGCATTCTCCACCTTGTTTCTTTGGTCTGTATGAATACGCCGGTAATGTATCTTCTCTGCCACTGATTGATGTAATCTTCAATGCTTTCGAGCGTGGCTAAAACCATTTCTCCGTTAAGTACCTTTGGGCGGAGAATGTATCTTTTGCCTACCGTAAATTCAACGCCTTTGTCGTTTGTGTAAGTATCAATCCATTTCTTCATTTATTTCACTTCCTTTCTAGGGCCTTACACCCTTTAAAATACATCTTCGTGTTCTATCCCATTCTGTAAACAATGGGTCGGGTGCTGTTTCGCCATTCTCGGTAGCCATTATTCCGTACCTTTCGTGAATTAAGGTGCCGTAATGAGTACAATTGTAAAATGTGTTCATACTTATTCCTAACCGGGTAGTTATCTCTTTGGATGGAAACGCGCCGATGTAATCCGCACCATCAAATAAGTCGTGCAGTCTTAACTTAGGCATTAGTTGTCCTCCTTGGAAAGTAATTGTTTTTCAAGTTCATCAAAGTTATAGTTTCGTTGTTTAAAACCGTTAAAACGGTTATTAGTAGGTTTCGCCCTTGGCTTGGTACTTGTAGGCTTTTCGTTCAGATAGCTTTCAAATTTAACGCCAAACAATGTTCCCGGGCGTAAATACTTCTGTCGCTCCGTGTCTTTCCAATCTGATACTTTGTTATCAATAACCTTTTTGAAATCATCTACCGTATAACTTGGATTTTCGTTAAAACGTGATTTAATCAGCCTTTTGGTCGATACCGTTGACGGCAAAAACTTTGTACCGGCTCTCTCATTAAGATATGCTATAATCTCTGTGTACGGAATGGGAGCATCCTCACTCTTAGCCGTAGGGATATTATTACTAATCTTGTCTTTTCTAATCTTATCTAATCTCGGCTGCGGTTCTGTATCATTTTGTTTACAAGTTGCATCGGGTTTGGCTACAATCTGTTTACAATCCGTTACAATGCGGTTTTTTTCGGTATATGAGCCATTTTCCTTGACTGTAAGAGTAGATAACTCCTCTGAGTATGTACTTGGATGATACCGGTCTTTCGGGATTGTGTTGTGCATCTTCCAGTGCTTTATCACGATTACGTTTGAATTATCGAATGTAAGGATGTAGCGTTTATCCTTTAACATCTGCATATCTTCTTTGGATGCCTGGCACGCCCTTGCTACGGTATTAGGGTTATCTACGATACCGTCATCATCAGCTTCCATACAGAGTTGAAAGAATAACCCTTGTGTGCTTAAAGGCATATCCCGAAACGCATCAGAACTGATTAGTTTCTTTGAAAACATTCTCTTGTCAGCCATTAATTCAAGTCCTCCTGCTATTTATATAGGATGCAATTCTTGATTAAATTCTTCCTAGCATCCTTGGCTCTCTGCGAATTTGCTTTGTCAACATTCATCTGATAATGCCGTTCACATAGTTTGTAACCGGGCTTGCGCGGTTCATCGCAAAAGAAACATAAGCCGTTCTTTTCGCGATACTCACGCTTTGATACCTTGTTGACCTCTTTGGCAAGTTTACGCCCTCTGTTTTTCGTCCGGCATACTCCACAAGTCGTATAACCGCCGTCTGCTTTGCGTTTCCGACATCTTGTGCAAATCCCATTAGCCTTATCCTCTCGTATTTCATCTGCGCCCATATACGGTGCTGTTCGGTGTATTTAGCGCGACTTTCTTCATTTGCATTGCGTTTACTCATCTGGTATGTGTATTCTTTTGCCAAACATTCCGGGCACATACTCTCATCTGACCCGATGCTAACTTGTTTACACACCGGGCAGATGCCGTGTTCCTTGTAGTATCTTCTGTCGTGCCGTTCTCTCTCGTTCTTCTTAGCCGAGCATTCGGCACATCTGTATTTCTCTGACGGTTTACCGCAATCGGCGCATTTACCGTTCAATCTGTTTGTATGTCTATAATTCTTTAATCTTATGTATGACTTGCTATCCTTTGTAGTCTGTGTGTCATCGCTCACAAGCTACATTCCTTTCACTACAACTGATTGATATTCAAGTTTTTAAACATAGCGCACATAACATCTACGACAATGCTATTGCCAAACTGTTTATATAACTGCGTGTTACTGTTGACTGCTGCCATCTTGTCAATATCTTCATCAGATACACCCATAAGCCGCCCACACTCTCTCGGTGTTAGCTTTCTGATACGATATTGAGGTTTTTCAAGCAATAAATTGTCTTTCTGCACTGTTGTCAGCGTATTAGACACATCATCTTTTCTAGACTCCAGTTCCGTCATATTGTGCCTGCTCTCCTGTATCTGACCGCTTTCATATGCTTTTCGTATCTGCTTGCCGTATTCCGTGCGCTTTGGCGTCAGCACTTGGCTTTCCATAACAAGGTTGTCTTTCTGCACACTCGTTAAGCAATTACTTGTGCCTTGCATATTCATCTCTAATCTCTGTTCTGTCGGATTTCCTGCCGTCCTGTCTGACGGATTATCAGGATTTCTGCCACGCATAGCAACTATCTGACTTTCACATATTTTAATCTGTTGCGTACCGCCACCCTCAATCGTTGTAATATTAGGGCAAAGTGCATTTTCATCATATACAGTGTTTGATTGATGTTTGCCCGTGCCATTATCCATAAATCCTAACTGATTTACTTCAAGGATTTTCGGTTCTCGATTGCCACCTTGCATTGTACTCAATGTTGGACTACACCCCCCCCACATCATAAATTCTGCTGCAACTCTCAAATTTTTCTTCAAAAGAACCTATTACCTTTACATCTGCCATAATTACTCCTAAATCGTGGTTTTCAGCTTTTACACACCTTGCAATCAGATATACACCTCGCTGAAAAGCTGCTGTTACTCCGGTGTATACACTGCCTATCACTTCCATTCAATCACTCCATTCGTTCCGTAGTTATTCAATCCTTTATAATCTCTTGACATGATTGTTGCAGAAACATCAATCACGGATGCTGTCGGTTCTATGTCTTTATCCACCATTCCTTTTAACAACAAGGTTTCCGTCTGACCGCAAGTTTGATATTCCTGCATCGTATCTTGCTTTGATACAGTTTGCGACCTCTCTTTGCCGTGGATTGCAGATTGTTCCGTCAATGCAAGCCCGTCTGTCTGTCTGTCTGTCTGTCTGTCTGTCAAGATTGTGTTGTGGTAATGTACCGTTGTCAATAAGCTGTTTTATCAGCTTGTCAGCCTTTTCATTATTAATGTAATACTTCTCATCAACATTATCTTCAAGACAGTCTTTCAGCTTCTTTTTGAGGGGTATAGGCTGCGGAAAATCATATGAGTAATTTCCAAGGAATGAAAACATAAAACACCTGTTTCTGTTCTGTGCCACTCCATAATTTTTAGCATTCAAATCTTGCCAATAATTTGTGTAACCTAAACTCTCTAAGAACCCCAACCACTTCTCAAAGTCATTGATGTTTTTCTTGCCGTGTACTTGTGGCACATTCTCCATGAACAAAATCTGTGGTAATTCTCCGTGATCATCTCTAATCTCTGTCAGTATTCTTTCGACTTCCCACAACAGACCGCTCCTTGTGCCACTGCCCTTAGACATCCCTGCTTGTTTTCCGGCAACCGATAAATCGGTGCATGGAAACGAGTAAGTAAGTAAGTAAGTAAAGGCTATCGTATCTTTAATTCCTAAATCAACTGCGTGAACCTTAGTTATGTCCATCGTGGGAAAGTTTGTACCGTGTACCGCGTTGTAACTTGCAATGGCATATTTATCAAACTCAACAACTCTGTAATGCTCAAATTTGGCACCTATTCTCTTTAATGCCATTGCCTGACTACCGTAACCGGCAAATAGTTCTATCAACCGGATAGGCTTTGTTATGCTAATCGGTTTTCTTGTAAAGTCAAATATAGTCATCTGATTATCACAAGAATAATTTTCAAAACTCATTAAATCTACCAAAAGGAAACCTCGGTTTTATGCGCGCACAACCTATTCCTTTCTTTGATTTTTAGTTAGTTATCTTCTTTTCTTTTAAAGTCCTCACAAGACACTGTCTTACTGCAAGCATAAATATCTGTTCCAATTGGATTTCTTACTTTCAGATAGCCAAACTCGCAAATGTTACAAAAGTGACTTCCTGCATTGCTTTTACAATCATTAGGTTTATTTTCTTTCATTTCATCAAGTTTTCTATTCATACAGTCATTATCTCTGGTAAGAATGTCTACCCTGTTCACAAGATGATAATATTCTTTATTACTTAAAATCTTCACTCTAAATCACCTGCTTTCTTTTTTCTTAAAATCCTCACAAGGTACATCAAGTAAGCAACCGCATTTTTCGTATTCTGTCACTCCCCAATATGTCTTGTATCTGTAAGAGTTTTTGCATTTAAAGCAGAAATCCTTACCTTTATTCAGCTTGCAGCTTGTCTTTTCATCGTCCAACTTTTCCTTAAGACTCTCGTTTGCCTTTTTGAGTTCTTCAACCTTTTTTTGCAGTTCTTTGCAATCATCTAAAATCTTATTGTATTTCTTCTTACTTAAAATTTTCATTCTTCGTCCTGCCCTTTCTTACAACAATCTCGTAATCGGTATCGGGGACTTCGACAATAAGTTCCTCGCCCGACTCTGCATGTTCATAGTACGATACGAGCCACCCAAAAACGGCGCGTAAAGCATCACTTGTGACATCTTCCTTGCCTATCAGTGTATTCGGCGTTCCCCTGCCTGATTTACCGCAATAAATGCGGTTTGTCGGCGGCGATAATACAACCTTAAACATACTTATTCCTCGCTTTCTTCTTTAAGGTTCTGTAAGAAATCGTCAAAAGCTTTCTGAACTTCTCTAAGCTTTTTCTCGTTTCTCTTTCTCTGCACGTTACCGGAAATTGCCGATATTGTAGATATGCAGATTATTGTTCCGCAAATTATCGCGGTTATAACAACTGCTGTATTCATTCTGATACACCTCCTTTCAATAATTCAATAAATTTTTCATATTGTCTCTGCGACACTTTGTTATTAGCCTTATCCTCTCTAATTTCGATTTTAAGGTGTTTTTCGGCGATAGAGGATAATTCCCTTGCAAGGTTCTTTTTGCCTTGCTCTATGCCGTCTCTGTAGCCTTTAGAGGGTTTGAACTCGTTTATCTTCTCTTTGCCCTCTCCCTGCCCTCCTGCGGTCTTGTTGTAACGGCACTGATAGCCTTTTTGCGTGTACTTCAAAATCCAATACTGCTCCTTTTCATCAAGCAAGTCTGCCGGATAATGGAGAAAGTTCAATTTCCAACCATAAGGGTTATCATCACTGTAAAATCCGCGTTTCTTAATTGAGAGGTCTATATGCTGATACCCAACAAGGTGTCCGCACATTCTCTGCATAATGTGAAGTGCCTGCCCGATATAAAAATATCGGATGCCGTTTTCATCGGTTCGCGTTAAGAAGTAAATACCGCTGCCGTCATCAAGAAAGGGATTTACTTTCTTAAGGCGTTCACGGTTCTGGGCTTCAATTGCCTTGGCTCTTGCTATGTTCTGGTAACTCAATGTTTCCACCTGCCTTTACTATGCTTTTGCACACCGCGACTATCGTTTGTATACAGCCATCATATCCATCATCACAAACTTTTTTTAATACACAAGTTCCACAATTAGTGCCATCTTCAAGTTCAATTAGTGCTTCATCCATTGTTGCCACAACCTTGTCCACGTCATAGGCGGTTGGTAAATTCCTTATTTTATCAAATACATCTTTTTCAAAAAGTGTATCGTCTAAGTTGCATTCTTTAAGAATTTGTATAACATCACTTCTGCTTATTAAGTCACTCATTCTTACCACCTGCCTTTACTATGTCTATTGCCGTATCCCTAACAATGAGGTTGTGGTTCATTATTGTTCCGTCGCCAACATCTATGTTTGCATTAAATGTCCATTCGTTAATTTCTTTCACAACTTCATCCACATCATAAGCTGTCTTTACAAGCGGTAATGCTTCCTGCCACTTGCCGTCTTTCCCTGCGGCTAACAATAAATTGTCATCTCCTATAACACATCTATATTCGCGGATGAATTTTTCAAGGTCTGCTACGTCAATCAGTCTTCCCATCGTTCGCCCTCCTGTTCCATTTTTCTATACTTTCTTCTTTGCTACAGTCTGTAGCCGTTCCGTCTTCCAATTCTTTCGCGAATGTTATTCCTGCTCCACATTTATCACAGCAAAACATATAAAAATCATCTTCATCCAACTTTATTTTTCCACCACAGAACGGACACGGCTTAAGTTCTACGTTCATTCTTCATCACTCCAATCTAACCTACAACCGCAATGACTACAGTAATTTGGCGTATTGTTGTTATTCATTATTCCTATATCGTGACTGACTTTGATTGTGTTTCCGCATTCGCAATGGAATACAGAAAGAGTATCACTAAGGTTATAGCCAAATAGAGGTTTCTTCGCTGTCTGTTTCTCCACAGCTTCACGACATTTCTCCGGTGTGCCAATTGTGCGGTACTGTTGTGCTTCTTCAAGTGCCTGTATTGCCACATCAGTAGCATCGCGCAATACCTGAGAATGTATCTCACCGCCTATTTCTAAATCAAACTGTAGTGCTTCTATTGCTTTATTCTCTGTCATCGTTACTCCTTTCCAATCTGTCGCAGCAATCTTGACATACCTTAGCTATTTTCATGGCTTCAATATGGGTAAAGGCGCAACTTTTCGCAAGCGCCGTTACCACCTCAATAATTTGCCTTCCTTCAACCGTACCTATGTTGTCGTCCAGATTAGCTTCACTTTCTGTCATATTGTCCCTCGCTTTCTAATAATTCCGGATTGTCGAAAATGTTGCCGACAACCTCAATTTCAAAACTTTTAATATTCCACAAACTCCACTTTGCACCAATAGGTAATTTAGCTGATTTAATGCAAATCCAAGAGAACTGATAATAGTTATTCTGCCAAAATGCTTTGTAAAGATTACCATTTTCATCTTTTACAATATCATTTTCCCAAATCAACCTGTTGTTCTTGTCTTTCAAGCCGGTGTATTGACAGATTGTGGATGGGTCAATTTCTGTCCAACCGTCTGTCTCTCCATGAGAAAAGAACATTGATGTAGGCTCAAATATTAAATGTACGGGTTGTTCGTATACATTAAAACCTAATACATAATAGCCAATTATCCACCATTCTTTTTCCGGAAATTCTCTCCAATCAAGCCTTTTTGCTTTGAATAAATATCTATCTGCCATATTCTCTCCTATTCTGCTTCTGCATATGTCACGCCATTGTTTTTCAGAAGATACAACAAATTATGGAATTTAGGGTGTGTTTCTTTCAGCCTTAAAAACCTGCTTTCTTTTTCCAAATGACATCCGAACCCACATAATACGCAACCAGTTCTTTGGCAACCTGTGGTTTTTAGCAATGGCCTTTCATTATCAAAAATGCCATAATCAGCAAACGACATCTGATTTTCACATTGTCCCATAGCTTCATAATCTGTGACTACTTCGCCATAAACAGAACAAATAGGCAGATTGTTTTCTTTAATGTATAAAAGTACATCCTGTTCCGTCCAAAAACTCATAGGGTTACTTGTTGGAATTTTTAAGTCAAATCCATTACAACCATTTTGTAACCATTGTGAAGTCCTTAATTTACTTTCACTAGCCATTTGAGCGGTAATAGGTACTCTGCCTGTATCTTTGTTGTATTGGTGCATAGGCTGTTTCTTCATTACCTTACAACATTGATTAGATACTTCAAATGGTGCATTTAGCATAAATAAGTACTTTGACCTGTCATACATACTGCCAAAATCTTCACACTTGACACCGAATAGCTGTTTTACTCTGATAGGTGCTTTCAGGATTTCACTAGGGATATTCCCCATCTTTAAATCCACAAAAGTTTTGTTTTCCTTGTCTATTCTCCTGTCTATTCCCGTCAAGTCGGCTATGCGATAAGCAAATGGAATTTCTGTCTGTCTGTCTGTCTGTCTGTCTGTCTGTCTGTCTGTAAGGATTCTAATATATTTTCTAGCATCTGCAACAGTTTCTGATATTTCCTTTGAAAACATCGGAAATCCATATTTTTCGCAAACTTCTGCAAATGAAATTTTAGGTTTCAAAATCACAAGGTTATCAAAAGTCTGTGCAAATTCCTTTAACTCTGGATATTGTGTCGGCACATCTACAAATACAAAAGGAATATTTTTATATCCGCAAACTTCTCTGACTATATGTCCTAAAACTGTACTATCCTTGCCAGCACTAAATGACAGATACACACCATCTTCGCCAAACGCGTCTACCCATTCTTTGACACGATAAGCCGTCATTTGAACTTTTGCGCATAACGGTAGCGATTGCATTTGTATCAGATCCGAAATATTATGTTTCTTCATGGACTCTCCTTAAAACGGTAAACCGTCATCATCTACGTTATCCGGAATTGTCATAAAACCGTCTGCATCAACATTACTTGATTTTGGTCGTGCCGGTGCCGTGTTTACTCCGTTTTGCTCCGCTGCGGCCTTGCTTTCGGCAAACTCGCAATTCTCAACATAAATGTCAGTCGTGTAAACCTTATTGCCGTCCTTGTTGGTGTAACTTCCGGTCTGTATTCTGCCCTCAACAACAACTTTCGTTCCCTGGTGCAAATACTTCTCGGCAAACTCGCCGACCTTACCAAACGCAACGCACGATATGAAATCCGCGTTTGTTTCTCCGTCTTTCTTAAATCTACGGTCAACCGCAAGTGTGTATCTTGCGACCGCCATACTTCCATTCGCCGTCTGCGAATACCTTACGTCCGGGTCGCGTGTTAAACGACCCATTAAAATAACTTTATTCATCGTCTTTCTCTCCTTTGAGTATCTTCTTGACTATCTCGTCAGCCGTTTCCATTATCGAGTTTTCTTCCTTGCCAAATGTCTCCTTAGAGCAAATTCCGGCAACAACCGCACCATAAATTAATTTTTCTGCTGCGCCTTTCGATATTCCTTTCTCACACATCATTTCATGCAAAGCTGCCGCAAGGGTGCCAAGCTCCGTAAGCATTTCAATGACCTCGCCGGAAATATTCACATGTCCTTTATCAACTCTAATCATAATTAAATCTCCTTTTCTTCAAAATCCTCGCAACTGTCATCATACATAGTCGGTAATCCATAACAGTTGCTATCTTCATTGTTGCAATAATAGTTTTCGTCGTCTTTTGTGTTGTGCTTGCAATTCGCACATATAACCTCGTCGTAATCATTCAAGGCTATCACTTCCTTTCGCCGTTTAATCGTATCCGTTAGTTTATTTCATAACCGTTGCAAATTCCACATCAGAAATACCGTATATTTCTATGTATTCGTAATATGGAGCCCATAATACGGCAATTTCATCTTCGCTATAAATAGGCACTCTGAAATCACCGACCATGGATGGCGTGTTAAACATCTGTATCCCGTCCTCAAATTTAGATTTTATAAAACTAATTAGTCTTTCTATTCTTGGTTCCATTTTTACCTCCTAAAAAGGACATTCGTTAGGATTGATAAGTGTCCATTCCCTGCCCGGCTCTGCTACATCCACATTTGCCCTACAAGCGACTTTTTTCATCTTCTCGATAAATAAGTCCTTGTCGGCATTTTCGCTTGATAAATGGCACATTATGACGTTCTGCAAGCCGTCTGAATAGTTAGCCTTAACAAAATCGCAAGCCGTGTCAATGCTCATGTGCCCTCGGAAAACATGTCTTGTCTTTGGGTTGTCGGCATCAACTAAATCCTTGTCGTAATTCACACCTAAGAGAATATGGTTTACGTCCTTGAACCGCCACTTAATCAGCTCCGTATCGGTGATGTAAAGCATTTTTCCCATTTCCGGATGGATTATCATAAATCCATAGCAAGGACATTCTGTGCTGTCTGCGTTGGTGTGAGTCCACCTGCCGTCTGTCGTTGTCAGGTCAAAAGCAGCTATCTTAAATTGACCGCTGCCTAGTGCCATAGGCTTAAGGCTTATGTACGGTGCAAATACCGGTATTCGCATATCCTTAAGGTCGTTTAATGTTCTTGAATGGTCGTTGTGGGCGTGTGTTACCACACACCCTGCAACATCTTTGATATTCCAATTCAATCCCTCTTTAATCTTCATAAGAGGTATTCCGCAATCAAGGATAAGTGTTTCTCCGTCATTAGCGGTTAAGGTATAACAGTTACCGGAAGAACCGCTTGCGATACATTTAAGTTTCATACTCACACCTCGATTTCGTTATCCTGTGGAAACTGAAAGACCTTGTTCAATGCTGCTTTATAGTGATGACAGTTATAATCACTATGAACTTCCGTTTTAAGCAAATACAGTTCTCTCAACATTTCCATAGCCTTAATTGCCTTTTCTTCGGTGGAATAAGTGGCTAACCTCACATCGCCGTCAAGCGGTATAACACCTGTCAGATTTCTATTTAAGAAATAGATTTCTGCCTTAAATCTGAAAATACCTACCATTTCATACGGCATATCTATCTTTCCGTCCTGCGAAACTACTCTCATTCAATCAAAAAACTCCTTTCTAACATCAACTACATTGCACTTTAATTTGTAATCCCAATCATCAATCTGTGGTCTTTTACTCGGACAGCAGATAAACTCTCTACAGATTCTGGGTCTAACTGAATAAATCTCACATTTTTCTTTTGGCTTATCATCATCAAGGAACGGACAAGTCATATCCATTGTTAGTGTAGCCGTTGGATAATTATGCCTATGTTCCTTAATATGATGTTTCTTGATGTACTTGCGGATTGTTGCAATTTCCTCTTCTGTCATAGGAAGCAAGTCACTGCAACAATTACCGCACTGCGTACATTCTCCGTTACAAGTCAGGTCGTAAGTGCCATTATTCATATCAGCCATCATCTGTTCTAAACTTGCTGATTTCATAGGCTTACTCCTGCATAAATGGCGGTACCGTGCTATCTTCTGTCTGCTCTTCTGTTATCTCTGTGGCTGTACCGTCAACCATGCCCTTGCTCTCGATAAAATCAACGGAATTGGCGTTTTCTGCAATTTCATTCTGTGCAACCTGATATACTTCGCCCATTTCCATTTGTGCCTGTCTCGCCATCGGATCATAATTTTTCGGATACTTCTTTATGGCGTTATTGCACATCTTACGGATAATCATACTCTCCGGAGTATCAAGCCATGCACCACTGATAAATGGTCTTGCAATCTCACATTTGAGCATTTCATCAACAGTCTTGCAAGTTCTTAAGGCTTCCAAAACTTCCTCTTTCTTTTCCTTTATTTTGGCTTTCTCTTCCGGTGTGGCATCGTAACGTGTTCTTGCAACTTCCTTGTTATACTGCTTTTTAGTTCCGGTAATTACTCCGAATGTTTCATTCAGCATATTCTGCTGAACATGTTTAAGAAGATTAATCTTAACACTGTCTCTGTCAGCGGAAAGATATGTAATCATTCCGTCTTTAAGCTTGACCGGATAAACAACTCTGACTGCCTTATCCGATAAACCTTTTTCTTCCCATTCCGGCGGTGTAATTTCAAGACCTTTATGCTTCGGTGCCACATAATAATCGCCGTCCTTTATTACCCAATATGGATATACCTGTTTAACATCTTTACCGTAATTCACAAGAAGAGAGTCATATCCAGAACCCTCTATTCCCATTTCTACCTGCTGCTGCCATATGTCTTTACCGTCTGCGTCTTTGCCGACATTGACATTGCGTAATTGAAAATAACATTCTCTTGGATACGCGCTCGCGTTCAGCTTAAGGCTTGCGCATCGCTTAACAATACCCCTTAAATTGCTTGTGTCAAGATTGGCCATATTGACCTTTGGGTTTGTCTTTACAAGGTTGTAAATGCTTGTCATAGCTTCCATTGCGCACTCTTTAGCGTAATCATCCATATCCATTCCACAAGCCTTGTAATCAGCCATAATTAAGCCTGTAATAGCATTGCTCCATTCGCTTAATGATGTAGTAAATGCTTTCTTTTCTGCAACTGCTGTGTTCTCTGCCATAATTAATCCTCACTTTCTTCAAAATGTTCTTTTATATTCAAGCCGTCATCGTCGTACCATTCGCACCAGTCCTGCTCATCTTCGTCAAAATATTCAAGTCCGGAAGCGTTACAGTAATCTGGCTTTATGTTGTTTTCATACTGAAATAAGTCATAATCCCATAATGTATTAAGGATTTTCCAAGCCTGTTCAATGCTTTCAACTTCAACATAAAAGTTTTCAACCGCTCCTACTTGGCAATTATGCCAAACTCTCAATCTCGTCATATTATTCCTCCCTCTTTCTTTACTTAAAATCTGTTCAACAATGTGTCTCAATTCATCACTAACCCTGCCTACAGTCCAAACATCTGTAGTATCGAAAGGGTGCGCACAATCAAATCCGATGTACCATTTATCTGCATCATTGATTGCAAGGGGACTTGGCGGTTCGAGAAAAGCATATGTAATACCACCGTGGCAGTCTATATCTGCTATAGCAATATCAATATGCCTGGAAAGCTGCACATATCCGCATCTGTAAACACGGCTTGGCCCCATGTGTCGGAGCACCACATAGCAATTAAAACCGTTGAAATTAAATGAATGTTCCAATATCGTAAGCATATTATTCCTCCACAATCTCCAATTTCTCATTGTTATTTACAATCAGCAATATAAGCTGTCTGCCTACTGTTTCAGCCAATTTACGGCGGTTGCCTACATCAAGGCTCTCTGCATCATCAAGCCATATCGGGCAGATAAAACCGTTGATGCTCTGCAATGAACGGCATATATCAATTCTTCCGAGAATGCGATTGCCCTTGTTACTCATAGTCGATAGTATTGACTTGCCGTCTACCGTAGGCACGCACACATTCTTATACTCTCCGCCCTTGCTAAGTTCCCAAAGTTTCCACTTAACAATGCCAAAATGACTGTTGATTTCATCTGACAGTTCTTTATTCTTGCGCTTGTCAAGTTCTTTAATAAGTTTGAGTATCTTCTCGGCGTCAGTCTGCATCTGGTCTTTGACCTTATACTGTCTTTCAAGTTCCGCAAGTCTTTCGGTATCGGCAGCCGTATCAAGCTTGGCTATCTCACCCTTAATGTCTATCAACTGACTGTTGAGTGTGATTTCTTCAGCCTTAAGATTCGCCCTTACATCAGCCATTGAACTTGATGCCTTAAGAAGTGTTTCTTTCTTCTCAATATCTGCCTGCAATGCCTTGTATGTGTCATTATCGCTGACATCTGCCTTGTCCGGTATCGCATTAAGGTTTTCCGTAAGACTTACAATTTCATCCCTAAGGTTGTTAGCGGTTACCGCCATTTCTTCAATCTTGCCATTGTATTCTTCAATCTCGGCAGTTGTGCTTTCGATGTCAGCTTTGAGTGTCATTCCGGCATCAGTTATCCTCTTTAACTCTTCTGCCTTGTGTGTGTCAAAATCGGCTCGCATTTTTTCTTTTTTGCTCGCGTCGTATTCTCGCTTGCAATAAGGACAAACAAGGCTGTTTTCGTCAAATTTACGGCCTTTTGCCTGCTGCCATTCCTCTACTCGCATATCGCGAATACGTTTTTTGCGGTCAATGTCTGCTGTAAGGCTATCAATCTTCCTCTGCATTGAAACGCACTCATTCTGAATGTCAGATAATTCCGACTTTGTATCGCTAATTGCCTGCTTTAACGTATCACGTTTTCCGGCAAGTTCATCGTTCGCTGTTCTCTCTATCTCATTCTGTTTGAACTTCAGTTCAAGAATACCGTCCGATAATGCCTGATATTCAGATGACAGCTTGTCATTCTCGGCTTTTGCATCTGCGACAGTCTTTAATCTGTCCTCGATTTCTTTCTGCTTTGCCAACAATTCGCCCTTATCTGTGGCATTCTTAATCTGAATGTCTCTTTCTTTCTCCGAAATCTGACCTTTAAGGACCGGAAGTTCTGCCTTAATGTCTGATACAGCTTTCTTATTCAAGGCAATCACTTCATCGCGTGTGTACTTGCTGAGTAATGGAAGTAACTCTGTCAACTCTTCGTGCGCCGATGCGATGTCGTAGTCCGTCTTGCTTTCAGCAAGTGTAAAGAGATATTCTCTCATTTCTGCCGGCTTTTTCGATAAAAATGCGTTTACATTACTGCACATCTTGAATATGCTCATATCAATGTCGAAATACTCGTTATACGCGATAAGCGTCTTGGCAACCTCATTTATATAGTAGACATTATCATCTTTATAAGATGTACCGTCCTTGCTGTATTTTCTCTTCTGAACCTTGCGTACAGCTACTTCCTTGCCGTCAATCTCAACTACGGCGGAAACGGAAGTGTCAATGTCATCAATGCTTACTCCGTCGACCTCGCGCCTTATCGGTGGATTGTCTTTCAGTTCATAGTCGCAATTAAAGAACAGCCAATTATAAGCGGTTACAACTGTTGATTTACCAACACCATTCATTCCGGACAGCGATGTTAATTTACCGAATGTAAATGTTTTCTCTGCATACGCCATAAAGTTAGTTACCGTAAGGCTTTTTATAATCATTTCACGCATTCCGCTGTCTCTCCTTTCTCTTCTAATAATTTCTGATCCATTTCCTGCAAAAGTCTGTATCCTTTCGGTGTGTTAAGAATTGCCAATAACTCCGGTATGGTTATGTACTTATCCCTGCCGATAAGAGTTACAAGCACGTCAACCCTCGCCGCGGTGTTTATGAGTTCCTCGTAGTACCATTTATCGAGAATAACGTGGTTCTCGTCCGATACAAGGACGGTTTTTTCTGATTTTGCCATATGTGTCTCCTTCCTATAACATATATATTCCCGATACCGATATTTCATATGCGGTATGTTCGGTTCCGTCTTTTTCATAAACCCGGCTTTGAAATCTGCCGGTTATCCTTATCTTCTGCTCTGCTCCACAATTCGCTATGCGGTAAGCGTTTCGCCCCCAGGCGATTGCCGGAATGTAATTCACGGCATCGTTACCATCGCGATTTACAATTGAGAAATCAATAACGGTTCTGTTTGTCAGCGGTGTACGTCTCGGCTCTTGTGGGTACTTAATCAACCCGTCAAATTCAACGTGGTTGTAATCGCCCATATCAGGCTCTTCATAGACCTTTTGAGCGAATATATAAACTTCAAGGTGTCTGTCCTTGCTGTAGTAGGTTCTGACCTCTCCGTCAAAACGCATTCTCTGGCCTTTGCGTATCTTCTGTGCGAATATCTCCGGAACAATGCAAGGAACTTCATCATATGCCCCACTCATTCGGGCAACCTCGATAAGCACCTTATAGAATTTTTCGCCTACCGTAGTATGTGAGTATTCCGGCTCGGCGATTACGGTTCCGCTTATCTTTGCTACATTTCCCATTCCTTATCCTCCTTAAGTATGCTGATTGCCACATTCTGTACGAATGTCACGTTCGTAATAGGATGGAATCCCACATACCGTTTGAATGCTGCGCCCTCGTCATCAACGCATTTAAGTGCGTCTCTAACGCGCTTGGCAAGGGTATCTGTCTTTATCTCTGATATTCCTGCTACTCTTTGAGCGACCTCGTTTATGCCTATCGTGCCTTTGTAGTACACGACTTCTTCTATTTCGCTTGTCAATATCCTAAATCCCGGCATTTCCTCCGGTATTCCCATCCTTTTGAGTATGTTTTCTATTCGACTTCTCATTTTGACTTGCAATTCTCCTTTCTGTGTGATAACATAAGAAATGGGTTTTACCGACCCTTTCTTATTTGATTTGATAAGGCTTGTGACTTAATTGTTGCAAGCCTTATCGTTTACCACTTTGGTAATCTTTCCGTCTTCAATTACGAAACTTAATCCGATTACATTGTGGATAACGGGCAAGTCGGTTACTACTGACATCTGATTAAAATCTGTAATAATCATTACTATCTCCTTTCTATTCTTCTTCATCCCATTCCATGATTTCGCCATTCTCCATTGTGTACCATGTATCAGGCTTGATGTTCTTACCGTCAACCTGCACCATTTTCGCGCCTTTGAGTTCCCAACATTCCGGTTTCCAATACCAGCTGTCATCGCCTTCCCAATCCGCCAATACAAGGTGAGAACCCAAAACGCCTTTGGCTCTACCGCGATAGCCCCACGCGACAGCCACGGCATCTTTGTGATCAGCTGACGATGCGCCTTTATATCCGGTGGCTGACGATGCGCCGCAAGAACCGGTGGCTGACGATGCGCCTTTATATCCGGTGGCTGACGATGCGCCTTTATATCCGGTGGCTGACGATGCGCCTTTATATCCGGTGGCTGACGATGCGCCGTAATCTCCGGTGGCTGACGATGCGCCGTAATCATCATCTTTGCTTGCTTCCTTTTTAGTTTTGCTCATTGTGTATTCGATAGCTGCTTTAACAATTCCGGCTATGCTTATCCTTGCGCCAATCTTGATTTTGGTTGATGCAATCTTTGTACCGTCATCTTTGCGGTCAATGTCTCCGTCCTGTTCTACCTCATGATATACACTGTCATTCGGCGCGTAATATGAAAAACAATCTAACGGATATTCGCACGCATGAAATCCGGTTTCGCAACACTCTGCCCTTTCTGTCTCGTATTCCTTGCCCTCTTCATACTGAAATCCTTTGCAAGTCATATCTTTGTGAAATCCCTTGTAACTCTTAATTGCCATTGTCTTCTCCTTTCTCTGTCGAAAAATATAAATCCTCGCTTTGCATATACGGTGTTCCGAATGTGTGGTAGTGAAGTGTCCGGAAATAATACATATCATCCGGGTATTCATTATCCGCAAGTGCATTTTTTACCGCTGCCGTAACACTCTCCGTCCAACCGTAGTTTTCAAAGTTATTCCATTTGGTAACTGCAAACTGTTCATCCTGGTAAACGACCTCACGAACCGTACTTGGGAATATGTCGCTGTTGATACGGTTAAGTATCGTCAACGCAACCATTGTCTGCGTTTCCACCGTCTGATTTCCGGCTTCACAAAACACCGTGGTACATAATAGGTGGTATTCCTCATCATTAAGGCTTATATCCGCCCAACTACATTTATGCGGTTCTGCGGTCGTAGGCTCAACAGACTTCACTTTCTCACTATCCGTCTGCCGTACAATGCTGACCGTTTCAATTATCGTTTCTGTTTCCGGTTCAGACTCTTCCGTGGTTGTTCGGTTATGGTTTATCGTGGCGACAATTACTAGCATCAACATCAATGCTATAAACACTATTGCGCCGGTGTATGTCGCCCACGGTATGGAATGGATGAACCGTTTAAATTTATTCCTCTTTACCATTGTCGCCACCTAAAAACTTGTTCACGAAATACAACTGTCCTTTCCCCGTTACCTTGGGAGTGATGGTTATCCTCACACTTCCGTCCGGGTTCTGTATGCTTCTTTCCTTGACTTCAAATAAACCCTGCTGTACATATCTCTGAATTGGCATATTATAGGAAGAACCGTTTTTCATAAGGTAGCCATTATCTCTAAGCCACGCGAATAACCGTTTCTGTCCTATCTGTACGCCGTTCTGACATATTATCTTTGCCAAATCTCCGACAAGGATTGATGTGTTACTTATCGCTACGGCATCGGCGAAAATGGTTTTCGGTCTGTCATATTCGATTTTGGCTTTCTGGTGTTCGATTATGCGGTCTCTTTCCGCAATCTTGTTGTTTGCCACCATAAGAGCCTTGGCAAGGAGTTCATCATCCGTCATTGTTTCTTGTCCGGCTATGTAACCGCCGTTCTTTCTGATTGACGGAAGAACCTCATCCATTACCCAACTTTCAAATCTTTCAGCACTCGGCAATTTTGACCTCATAATAAGGCGGTAAACATCACCCTCATTTATGTATGACATCTGCTGTGTACCACTAGATGTAGGGGTGTCGCGTTTCACGACACCCTTGCAATGCCTTAATACGGCATCCCTAGGGTTCGTATATCCGAGCGCGTTCGCAATGTCTGTAGCCACAAAATACGGCTTATCATCAATTTCTGTTGTCCGAACTCTGCCGAACTCTGTGTTGAAAAATATCTGTAATTTCATATACTTACTCCTTTTCTTTTTTCTTTTCTTCCGAGCCGTCAGCAAGGCTTTCTGTCTTGCCGAGAATATATCCCTTGTCAAACTCTGACATTTTCGGAATTGCGTCTTTCAGCTTTTCAACTATCTGTCTTTCCTTTTCGCTCATTCATTATTGCTCCTTTCTGTTTGATTTTGTATGATTATACTATCACACAATGTATTACTTGTCAACATATTTTCTCAAAAAAGTTTGACAATGTGTGATTTATGTGCTATTGTATATTTGAAAGGAGGTGTAAAAAGTGAACGAACGCATAAAAGCATTGCGAAAAGAACTGGGTTTATCCCAAGATGTATTCGCAGAAAAGCTTGGATTAACAAAGAATTATATTTCTTTGGTGGAGAACGGAAACAGAAATCTTTCGGAGCAATCAATAAAGGTACTATGTACTATGTTCAATGTTAATGAGGAATGGCTGCGAACCGGAAATGGAGAAATGATGAGTCTTGTTTCTAAGGATGAAGAAATTTCAAAACTGCTTGGAGAAGTCATAAGGACTAATGAAAGTGATTTTCGACGCCGATTGATTTCGGCTCTTGCTCGATTAGATGACAAGGGTTGGAACGAGTTAGAGAAATTGATTGATTTAATTTCTGAAAACAAGTAAAGAAAAGCCAAGGGCAATGCGCAAACCCTTGGCTTTTTTCTTATCTGTTAAGTAATACTTTAATAAACTTATATATGGCACTAAGCCATCTACGATTATTGCATTGCTCAATCATTGTAATAATTTGACATTTGTATTCTTCTGTTTCCATACAACAACCCTCCCGAATACCACACGATTATAGTAGCGATATGCCTATATTAGAACATTTGTTCTTGCTTGTCAACCCACATTGACAAAATATCCCACATAAAGTATCATTAAGTTCTAGTGACGGTGCCGCGCTACCAAACACCGCCACAGTCGGAACTTGAATATCCTCTTTCCGAGGACATTTACAATCATATCACACATTTTGTCGGGCATACGCGGTAATCTATCGCAATTCTCGACACG